ATAATTATCCCAGTTTTCTAGCAACCAGTCAATAATAGCAGGTACCTCATCTACAGAGTAGCTAATAGTAGCAGACACATTCTGTTGACACCAGTTAGTCATCAACATCTTATATCGTTCCAACTGAGAGACGGCAGACTCTAGATTAACCTCTAGTAGTTTCCCGTCTTTTTCTACGTGGTCAAACGGAACGTCATCCCACTTCACCGGGAAGGTAATAAGAACCGCTTCAGGATCTGAGGGATTCTCGATAACCTTATATCCTGCTGCTCTACATAAGGGGACAAGAGGATCATGTTTTCCGAAGTTAACATTGTTAAAGATATACTTGCCCAATGGCTTGTGGACTCCCTCTGTAGTGTCCATGACCTTTGATAGTGTACCGGAGGGTTTGATGGTCGTAACATTCTTCGGTCTTGGTAGACCGAGTTCATCAGCCATTCCATAAGCGCCTGATGTTGCTGTTCGTTGCAGTTCAGCATAATCATAGCTTGATAGGTCGGGCCGTCGGACGATACCCGTGAGACCCACTCCACAGAGTCTGAGGAATTCATTGTTAAGATGCCATGCCTCTTGCAGAATTCCATCGCGGAGATTAACGCACGTTTGTCGGTAATTAGCTCTAGCCGCCAGATGGATCGCTCGTCTGAGTCCATTAGAATCTCCTCTAAATTTAGCTACGTCTACTTCCGTAAGGTTACAAAAGGATTTGTTCCCAAGGAGTATCTCGGCACAGGGGTTAACACCTTTGAACCAGGGCGCTCGCTTTGTAGCTGCCACACCGTTGATGAACCCTGGTTCACTTCCACCAGCTTCCACCATGAGTTTAAAGATTTCTTCAAGTTCCTTTTTCTCTGGCTTCTTCGTAAAGAGAAGCGAATTGTTGCTTTGGGCACGTTGAATATTACCTTCCCACCAGTTACGTTTAGCTACTGCAAATTCCTGCCATTCATCCTCACCTACTTCAAAAAGAGCAATCTCAGCAGATCGTCTAGAAGAGAGGATAGTTCCCAACCAATTAACCACATCGAGGATGTCAATACGAGTAAGTAGAGACCCGGCACGCTTATTAAAGATCTCAATGATCGCTTTGTACGCCGTTGCAATAGCCGCATCACCAGAACTTATCCATCCGTATCCTTTGAGCCTCTCTCCCGCTGGTCTAATCTCGGCCAGACTGACCACAAGTTTATCGGCGGGAAACTTATGAGCGGCCAGCTTACCAATACTCTTTGCCCAGGCTTCTGCTGAGTCTCCGATTTTGATTGTCCAGGTTTTGGTATCGAGGTCGAATGATTCTGAGTTTTCTTGTTTACCACCTTTAGTTGTCCTTGTGGATCTAACAATCTCTACTTCTTTAATTGGTTTCTGGAATCCAGTGAGTTGGCCAATGATTGGTCGGAAACCAACACCACAACCCTGCATCAGTAGCCATAGAACGTCTACTAGGTCATGAATGGTTTCCACTGTTGTGAAGCTACAGTTGAACTGTGATGCCTCACGTCGTTTAGCAATCTCTGTACCACCTAGCCATAGAGTTCTACCAGACATTAGGACCTTACGGTCCAGCATCAGCTTACGAAGCTCTAGTAGTTCCTCCATCTTGGAGTTATCTAGGGGCCCCGCTGCTCGTGTCCAAAGCCACTGTTGGTGTCCAATTACACGATTAACTGTCTCCTCAAAGGTTTCAAAGTTTTTACCAGACTCATCAGTAGTTCTATTATAGGTACGTCGAGTAATTAACTGACTGCGTAGTGATTGGGTTTTATTTTTTATTGTCATCTTATCGTAGTTTATTCTTTACATCTTCAAAGATATCTTCATAATCAGTAGACTCAGCCACATAGTTCTTGATCTCTTCTTCTGCGATCTGTTCATCTACCAAACGTTCTTGGTAAGCAATCTTACCCTTCCGTAGATCATTCTCTTTATTACGGAATTCTGTCTTACTCGTCTTTGACATATTCAATTAGTTTTTCTTGTTTCTCAATAATAAGGTCAATACAGGCATCAACGATATCTTCTGAAGTAAGCTCTAACAGTTCAATTAGAGCAATCTCATCTAGTTCACGCAGCTTTTCTAGAAGGGGCTTTAGTTCCGCATAAGTCATAATATAAATCCAAAAATACCCTTCTAGCTGTACCTGAATCCAGACACAACGGTTTGAACTCAGGACAAATTGTAGGTCGCTTTACTGTCTTCCATAGACTCCAGTCATTACCCCTGCTAGGTAGCAACCAATGGGCATCATTACTTAGAAGGGCTATATCATAGTGTTTTACCACTGGTGACAATGGGAAATCAAATCCAAACTTCTTGGAAATGGTTGCCATCATGTTATCTTCAATCTTCCTATAGTCAGGAAGGAACTCCTTCAGAGGCTTTGGTATATCACATAGATAAGCTTCCGCTGCATCATGTAGTAGCATCTGAAGTTTTAGATCAGATTGAATATACCGTGCCCCGCTCCAGCAGTGTTCAGCCACAGATACAAATTTAGAAGTATGTCCATTAAAGCGGGGAATATGTGAGAGTGCATAAGCAATATCCTCAATATCTATTGAATCTGGGTCCGGCTCCAGAAAGTGAACTTTCTTCCCAGAGCTAGTTTCAATATATGGTTGTTCGTATCTCATTGCTGTTTCCATAAATCATCCAGATCAGGACGATTCTTTAGATTGTTTGAAAGAAACATCCAGCAACAACCAACATGATCAATATGAGGTAACCCAGATTCGGGGTCGAGAAGCTCACCCTTATTAATAGCTCCAAGATGGCGCATAAGAGCAGCAACATGCCTAGAGTTAACAATACCTTTACGCCAATTATGAGCAGCATATTTATTAGCTCCAAATGTTAGGACTTCTGCAAGACCAACCAATGCATCTGTGTCCAGAAGATCCATGCGAGGTTTATCTTTATCATACTTAGTTCCCTCAGACATTTACTTCCCTTTCTAGGATAGTGATCAACTCTGGATTATTATACTCAAAATTATCAGGAATATTTAGAACTTGAATTGTCTCAGTTTCTAGATCAAATCCCCTACGAATAACATCTAAGTAGTTCTCTTCATTTACAAAGAAGATTTTATCTGCCCATTGCTTTAGATTCTCCGAAAAAGGAATAAGGGCATAACTGGTAGAGCCACAACTTCTTGTGTTGTACCCTTTCTTAGCAAATAGATTAGCAGCGGTAGCCGATCTGAGTAAACCAGCACTACAAACAAAGAGCAACCTTTTATCAGTTCCTTGGTATGGATTATTATATGGTGCTGTTAATTTAAAGATATTATCTGTTAGATTTGTTTCAACCATACTTTCTTTCCAAGTAATTGAGGGATATTGGCATAAGGTCAAACTGTCCATTAACAACCTCATGTAGTACAAGTATTCCTCTCCAATGCTTATTTCCTTGCGGGCCAAGGTAATCCTCGTCATGTTCATAACATGAACCAGCGATAATACTCGTGAGCCTAGATCCGTCAGCTCTATGTCCTGTTGCAATCTGTAAACCTTGCTGATGACCAGCGATACAACTCATATGCTGTTTAGCTAGTTGTGCTTGAGCACTAGTCGATGGTCTTCCTGCTATACCAGTAGTAAAATAGTGACAATAGGCGACATCATCAAGAACAACAGGTTGAAGAAAAGGTATAACATCCCATCCAAAATCGGAATACTTAAGATCTTGTAAACCAATCGTTCCATCCAACTTTGGATCATTATTTACAGCTCTTGAGATTCTGTCTTCGTGGTTACCCAACGTGAGTACACGTCTTGGTTTGTACTGTTTCTCTTTATTTTTGATAGCTCGTTTGTTGAACTCTGTAATAGGAGAGAGCAGACGTTCCATAGCTGTATTAGCTGCTTCAATGTCAGCTTTATACCTACGTCCTTCAAATGACTTCTTACCAACATCATAAGATGAAAGACTTGGCATATCCGCAAAATCCCCAATCTGGACAACAACATCTGGTTTAAGTTCGACAATGTACTTACCGATCCTTTCAAGATACTTGGTATCATCACCAGGTCTTACCTGACAATCAGGAATTATTAAGTGTCTCAATTATACTTAGCTCCTGTGGGTGCTTTAATTCGATTAGTTACGTCATCATCCTCTGGGATATCTTGCATGTCAAATACAAACCCTAGAGCCATGAGATTGTTTACACTATACTGTAGTAGTGAGGAAACTTCTGCTGCATTTAGTTGCCCTGTGAAGGCAACCGAACCATCTTCATTTCGTGTTGTTACTTGAATTCGCATTATTATTTTTCTCCTGAATTAGTTTGATGAAATGCTCTAGGCTTACCACAGCTAGAGGTTCTTTACGATCCTGTTTTACGATAAGTAAAGGTTCGTATTTACCATGAGTCTTAGCTTGCTCATAGTGAGTGTAGATAGCGTGTTTAGCTTTGTTCTTACACTCTATTTGATATGGGAGAATCTTCCGCGCTGCTGGACTGAGCTGCACGTCCTCACCCGATGCACCCATTGAGGTGCTTTTTACATCATCTGGTTCAAGACCAGGGAACATCATCAGGATCAAATCCCTGACCATCTTCTGAAGAACTCTTCCTTTGGCCTTACATGATTGTGGTGTCATTCTCCCCTCCAAATTTGGCACACTCTACTGAAAGATATGTTATACATTTTAGCTACTTCAAAACTAGTATGCTTATCTTTTAAAGATAGAATCTCTTCTTTCATTGCTGGACTTATTTTTAAGTAGTGTCCTCTACTAGTAGGATGAATATATCGTCCTTTTAGCATCATATCTTGAACATTATCATTAGGTGTTCCTAAGAATAGATGAGAAGGATTTACACAACCAGGATTATCACAAGTATGACATACTAACATTCCATTAGGGATTTCTCCACAGTGCAGAATGAAAGATAGTTGATGTGCTCTAGTTACACCTAGTTCTCTATATGCAATAGAACTTCCAATCTGAGGGTAACCGTTCTTGTCTCCTGCTGTTTTAAAACTCCAGCAGTTCTGAACATCTTCTAGGTCGAGTTCTACTCGTTGATAGAAATATTCATGGGGAGTTTTACTCTGTCTAAACTTATTCAAACTGCGAATAAATTTCCCCGTCAATTTCCTTTTTGCTTTCGCCGATGCCGGTGTCATTCCAGTCTATTCTTCCTTTCCTTCTGATCCATAGAAGCTTCGCTGTCATATCATATTCTTCCCAACAGGAGAAATAAGGATATGTTGCATTCAGCATATCTTCTTCTGTTTCACAATCCATTAAGATTCTTTGTGCTTTGGCGACCCCAATCCCTTTAGCCCCTTTAATATTGTCAGCAGTATCACCAACAAGGAGTTGAGTATAAAAATGATGGAGACCGTCAAGATAATTGACGTACTTGAGTTCATTCTTTACATAGTTGTAATGCCAACCAGGAATCATGAGCATATCTTTGTCTATGGATACGATACAAGTAGTATCGTCCTGAGCAAGTCCAAGTAGATCATCTGCTTCGACCTCATCTTGAATGTGGACAGGATAATTCAATTTGAACCAATCTTTCATATACTCAAGACTGGGTGGCCTGATCATTTTACGTCTATTGGCTTTGTACTCTGGATAGATCTTCTTTCTGAAATTGTTGTCACCAGAAAGGAAAAGATCCATAGTACTAATACCAGTTTCAGTAGCAATCCAATCCAGTGTGTCAACTGCCGAGGCTGCCCCGTTTAATGTATCCTGGACCTCCGACCATTTGCACGCCGTCCTGTATATAACTATGTCCAGGTCCACTAGAAGCTTCTCTATCTTGTTCTGCTTTAGTGTCGATAGGATCAACTGATTCGTGCTCATGCACCATCTTTCTTAAAACAAGGTAGCATAAGTATAAAGCGTCATACTTCTCCCTTGGGAATGCTGTAATATATTTCTGTTTCCATTTAGCTTCAGTATGGGCATTATCATTTACTTTTACTTTGTAGTCAGCATAGTGGACGAAATTAGGTGCTCGTCCATCATTAGCTATCTCTACCCGTTTGATGAACTTCTTACCCTTTTCCTGACCGTATGGCAGTAACTCAAGGGTTAGTCTTAACATACACAGTATGAATTAAATGTCGTCTGATCCACGAGCATAAACGATCTGGATCTGTTTTAATCTCGTGTTCTAATTCAGTAAGATCCTGCATATCTAGTAAGACATATTTGGGTCGTTGATTTCCATATTTGATTCCAACCAGTTTGTTACCAATCCGATATTGTTTTGTTGGATAACTACTTAGACGGTCTACTAAATGTTCTTCATTTTCAGTTAAGAATTTCATTTAACAACGAATAACCTCCACGATTCCTGTATCATCTGTGTAATATACTCGATTGATACCGACACTACGGATAAGTTCCATACAACGGGGGCAAGGCTTAGACAAACCAACTGACCCATTTGGCCGTACTCTAGTAACATAAATATCCGCTCCTACTAGTAGATGTTGCCTACGAGACTTTAGCATCTGAATAATGGCGGCTTCCTCTGCATGTAGAGTACTCTTACCTATCTCTTTGGAGTATCTGATTGAGTTTGATCCAGAAGCTAATACCCTGTGACCCCTAACAATTACAGCTCCAAGTCGATGACGTTCAAATGTGCTCTTCTGAGCAGTCTTATAGGCAACATTAATCATTAATATGGAACGTCGTCTGGTGTATCAGCAGCAAAGATATCTGCTACTTCAAACACATAGTTTACAAACTTGTCAGAAAGATCCAGGATAGCCTTTTCATCTGGAGGTGACTTGGCACCTGTAGTCAGAACGGCAATTGCATTTGAGAGGCTGGACTGCCGAATGATATAGCGCTGCTTGGCTTCACGCTCTTCCTTGGATTCAAAGTCACGACCACCTCCACCGAAGGACGCAGACTTGGTACTTGCAGCAGGTGCTTCTGCACTGGCACCAGCCGTAGCAGACTCCCAAGTAATATAGCCCTTATCGTTTTTACCAGTTGTAATTGTGAAGATATCACCATTCTTTGCTCCAGACATTTCCTTGAATACTGCGGGATTTACGAAGCTGAAGATCTTGAATGTCTTCTTCTCACCGTTGGTATCGTACAGAACTTCTGCGATTTGATATTTGTTGCGGCCTGAGCCGGCGTCGTTTACGTCTACGTTTAGAACTTTAATGATCAAAATGAAACTCCTTCATGTCATTCTTGTTTGTTCCTACCTGTACTTCACAAAGCATAGGTAAAGAAAATTTGTGTCTATAAATATTATAGCATAGTTCTGGGACTTTTGCAATACTTTCTTTCATAATTCTACAAGAAAGTTCTACTTCGTCATCAGGAACATCTGCTACGATTGAGTCGTGGATAGTGCCAACTAGGCACCCACGCTTTACTTCTTCACGAAAGCGGCGTGCAGTCTCGATCCGAGCAAGCTTAACGAGATCAGCGCCGAAGCCTTGAACTGGGTAATTTTTGATGATAGTCTCAGGCCACTTGACCCTACCGCCGCGAATAATAGGATCAATAGGATAGTAACGACCACTGGGGATACTAAGAAATCCATTTGTTTGTGCCTCCTTGATTAGTTTTTTATGCCATATGGCAATAGATGGGTACTTGGAATAGAAGTTATCAATGACATCCTGCCAGAACTTCTCCTTACGTGATACTGCTACGAAGTCTGGGTCATTGGCATAACCATATGCAGATGCTCCATATAGTAGCTTAAAGACGAATATTTTCGCAATGACTCTGCTTGGTAGTCCGAATGCATTCTGATTGTTTGTATGCATATCGTTACCAGGAATCATTAGCTCATCATATAGTGTCTTGTCTCCACTGAGGTCACATGCTACATATACTTCCAAACTTTTTACGTCAGCATTGATTAGCATCCTTCAAGATAGCTTTCTAATGTTTCAATCCTATCTGCGGCTTCAAGTAGGAGTTCCGCTATTCTATCCGATTCATTATTCTGAACAGATTTCCTACCAGGAATAGATAGTCTAATTTCCGCTCTTTTCCTAAGTCTATACACCAAATTATAAGTTGTGTTCTCTTCCATTTACCACCTTGTAATTAACATCTGGTCAGAGATTGGAGGTGAGTTCTGCATATTAGGCTTAGAACTGCTTAAACGGCCCGTGGCTGCAATTGTTTGGTTGAACTGACCATGTAGGTATTCTCCCCATTCCATCTCCTCTATGAGCGCAGGAAGCTTTCTAAGATATGTTGTAGTTAGCTTCTCAATTTCAGTTAGTCGTTGCAAGGACTCGATGATGAGTCGCTGCACTCTTGATCTGCATCGCAACTGGGACAACACTCCGTCGGCTGTAGAATAGATTCTACGCTCTGTGGTTGACTTCGCGAGTTCATTTCCGACAGGAGCATCAAACCAACCATGGTGTCTGTGAATACGTCGCTCGACTGTGACGTTTCTGTCATAGAATTCTCCCTTGCGAGGGCCTGACTTGTACTGTAAGGAGCGTACTTCGGACTTACTGGATTCATACCAACCCCCGAATAAGTACGCAGAGAGTTGATCGGGGGAACCGAAGTTGATTTCGGGGTCTGAGCTAAATCCCAATAGGATGCGGTGTAACTCTTTGGCTTCTGCTTCCAGAACTTCAGCTTTTGAAATAGATTCTTGAATGTCATACTTAATTCCGTTATACTCCATATCCTGAAGTACTTTAAGATCTTCTCCGTCTAGGTAGATCAGTTGTTCTAGCTTGTCTGTCTTTGTTAGTCTAGGATCGTTCTGTTGGTGAATGAAGATCTGTTTTGTTCTCCATATGTCACCCAACTGGTAATCCTTGACCACATCAACAGGAATTGATTCAGTGGATATACCTGCATTCCAATAGTCTTCCAGACCGCCTTGCTTGTTTGTTATCCCATACAAATCACACATCTTATTCATGGATGGGAGGACAGATTTCTGCCCTGATAGGATAAACTCAGCGATAGAGCAGTCCCACACTTTTACATGTGGTGGAATTACAATGTTGTATTTACGAAGCCAGTGGATATCAAACTTGATATTTACACCAACTATACAGTCAGCTACCGATAGGGCTTGTCGAAAATCGCTAAGAAAATCAGCGTCCCGATAGTAAGTAAACCTATCGGAATCATCATCAAGTAGGCCCCAGCCAAAAGAAACAAGAAAGTTTCCATCTGTAAACGGATTGCCTTTATTCTTGATCGACGTTTCGCCGTCAAATATTAGGGTTCTCAAGCTTGCGAATCCTCTCAAGTAGATGCTCTATATAAGCAGCAGTTAAGAGCCACATATCTCCATTATAGTTTGCATCATGATCATAAGTATCTCCAAAACCAGCTATAAATCTATCTGAGAATTCAGATGGGATAAGATCACGCACTTCTTTATAGGAATAATATGCCATTATGTACCACACTCTCCGATCCTAGCCTCCGAGTCACGACGTTGTTCGTCACCAAAGCCATCGAACCATGCTTCCCATAGAGTGTAGTTGTCATCTACGTTATATGGGTTCTCTTCACCATTATAGTATGCAGCCTTACCATTATTGTAAGCTGTCAGTTCTGAGTCAATCAATCTGATTCCTTTAATCATATGAGATAATGTCTTCATAGCGTGCCACCTCGGGCCTAATCAATACGTCAAACCTTCCGTGTCTCAAATCAGGATTAGAGTCAGCATCTCCTGCCAGCTTGTTCTTAGACAAGTTCAGGTAGCGCATATTCTCTGATCCATCCATATGAGTCTTGCCAATACCGAGAATCCAATCGCATTCAGCCTGTTTTGAGGTCTTAGCCAGTGCCATGTGGTTCATGAACAACCACTTATTACCTTCTGCGGTGCCATCAGCTTGGCATACGCTGATCACTGGGCAATATTGCTTTGCGAGTTCTCTACCCCATTGGTAGATTGTTCCGTATAGCAGATCGTCTCTCTCTGCCTTGAATCCCTTTACCTTATCCATCTGATCGAATACTACCAAACCAGGATTGAACTTAGCCATTAGATCCTCAACATACGCTTTATCAATCTGCGCACTATCTACGAACTTAATCTTGTTACCAACACGGTCTTGGAAAACCTCTCTGGTTTCCCGCATGTTAGCTCTTAGCTGATCAAGTCTTAGTCCAAAGTATGCTTGAGCATACCTCAGCATTACCTTGGCTCCTTGTTCCTCATTATTTAAGTGAAGTAGTGGGCGATCTTCTGTTAATTGATCGAGCATAAAGCTTACTTCAGAAGCTAGGAATGTTGTTTTGCCTGTTTCTGGGCGGGCAAAGATTGCTCCGAAGTCACCTTGTCTTAGTGAACCTAAGGATTTATTTAAACAACCTAAGCGCCAGCGAAGGCCCGGTCGTACCACTGTTCCATTTACCAGCTCCTCAATATCAGTACTAACGAATTCATTTGGATCATCTTCTTGTTTTACAGGAGTGTAAATGGCGTCATACGCCGCAGTAATATCCTCTATGGAGGATCTACCCTGAGTAAAGGCGAATGCCTTTTCACTCAGCAACAATGCATTTTTCTTTTTATTCAGTTCTTGCAGAACTGTGTCTACTACATGATCAGAAAGTTCAATCGCTTGCAGCGAGTCAAATACAACTTTGTATTTATCAGCATTGTTTTGGTATTTAGCAAAGAAGTATGCTTCTAAATCTTGTAATGTAACTTCATTAGTTAACTCATATAAATCTCCTAATGCTTTATATATATAATATAATTCTATATTATATTCTTTAATATAATTATAATCTATTAAATGTTTATATTTAATATAATTATTATTATATAGTAGTAGTCTTAGTAGTAGTAGTTCAAGGTTGTTCATTCATATTGCTAAGATATTGTGCAATTAGTTTATGTTCCTCTGCTGTACCATCATTTTTAATCCTGTTTGCTCTCCAGGACATGATCACAACATTACCTGAAACATACCCTAAATCTAGTTTAATCCTATCAAAACTAGGACTATTTTCTGATCTACCATCTGAGAAGTAGTCAATAGGGATTCCTAGTACTGGGCAGACATTTGGAAATACTAATTCTCCAAACTCGATGTTAAAAGGAATTCCTGCTCGTTTGGCATTATCTCTTTTACCACGAAACTTAGCTCGTTTAGCACGATAGAGATCAGTATCATCCTTATCTCCCCACTTTAGTTTGTAGTCTACCTTTTCAGCTTCTCTACGAAGCTTGACTAGATACCTTACACCCTTATGAGGTAGGTTATATCTTTTGAATACCTGCTTGATACGTTGACGGCTTACACCATACACCTTACCAATCTCTTCAAAAGAGTTCCCTTGTTCTGATAGATATAGAAGTTTATCTAGTTCTGACTGCCATTTGTTGCTTGTTTTAAATGACAAACTTTTTCCTCCTTATATCTATTGTAGCATACACAATGCTGTTTGTCAAGTAGTTCCATACGTTTTTGTGGTGAAGAACCGTAAAGAGTAGCAAACCACCACATCTTCCATAGATCTCTGTCAGTCATTTTGTAGCGCTACCCATGAAACAGGGAACAGAACTTCCATCTCGGTAGCGATTTGTTTAGCTACTTCCTGAGTCTCAATCTGAGTGTGAGGATCAAGGCGAAGCCTACATACTCGACTGAAAGCAGCAAGGCTTCCAGACCAGATCCATTCAGTCATCATGTTCTGTGGGAGAACCATTCTGGCTAGTTCTGGTGCAACACCATCCTTTAGAAGCCCTTTATAGGCCGCTAGAGCGGTTTCTACAGCATAGGTAATACCAGGGTAGTCTTGACCAGCTCCAGGCGTTTCTACAGCGTTTTGAGAGCTTCCTTGTTTGACGTTCTCGGCCCTACCTCTGAACGATTCTGGAATGTAAAACTCGGGTTCTGAATCGACGTAGCGGCGAGACACTTCGTTCCAGACCAAACCCACCTGATGTTTTCCCATTTGCCTTGCGACAAAAAGTGGAGCCTTAATTCTGAATGTTGCGAAGGCATGACCGAACGGTGTCCAGTGGTTATGCTTCGCGAGATAGTTAATGAGTTTTGCATCTTTTTCACTTAGAATTTCTTTCTCATTCGGATCTAAAAGATAGAAATCATCATCATCTGTTACCCAATCGCTTTGCTTATCAAAACTAACCCTAGCTGCATTAACAACGCTAAGGTCCGTTCCTTGATGATCCACTAATTGTACTGACATTTCACTTTTTTTGAATTCTGTCATACATCCAATCCAATAATTTTTGTAATTGCTCCGTTGTTGCGGAGTTCTTTAATCTATTCATTTTTCTTGATATAAATGAAACATTCCCTTGTACATAACCTAATGCTGGTACAAATCTATCTAACTCAGCAGCAAATTCATCGGAACGGTCTCTTTCTACAAAGGAAATAGCTTCTCCAGTAATAGGACATGTTCCAGTCCATAAACTTTCTAAATAATCAGGAGTTAAGTTAAATGGTAGCTTCAATTGTGAAGCCCTAGATTTAGCTCTATTACATTTGTGTAAAAACGGATTTCTCTTTTTGTAAACTTCATATCTACTTCGCTGAATATTATTCGAGCAAGATTTACAATACGGTCGTAATCTACCAGATCTATCGTTTCTTACAGGGAACTCTAGGTCTTCTTTAGATATTTGGCAGTGTGTGCAAGTTTGCATATGTTAATTCCTCCATACCCAATTATAACACGCTGCTAGGGGTTTGTCAAGTATTATTCACTACCCATGTAGTCAACTAGAGTTACCTGCATATTTACAACTTGTAATTCACTCAACTTAGTATTTCCTTGATGGTTTCAATAGGGATTTCTTTGGGATCTTTTTTAGTGGAGACAATTTCCACTGGCAAACCAGTGACCATGCTGATTTGCGTTGCTTTCTTTCTGGTGTACGGATCTTGGTCTTGATCCAACCACAAGACAATGGGTAAGCCAATGTGTTTTAATAGGTTAAAGTGACATGGATGAACTACTGTTCCGAAGAGAGGAATTGAGATTTCAACTCTCCCAACTTTGTGTGCGGATATAATATCTTCAACAAGAACAACTTTTGTCCCGGTGTCCTGTTCGCCCAAGGCTGTGGCTGTTCTGTGGGAATCTCCCCACACGAACCACTTTCTTGGATTTGGTTGCTCTCCGATCCATCTGCCGATAGAAAAGCAGATCGGGTCTCCGACGGTAAAAACAAGGCGGGAATCTTTCTCACTATATCCGACATACGGTTTCCAATAGCTGATTGGGAGTCCATACTGGAGCAGCCATCTCCATGCAACTCCTGGAACTTCTCTGCTGAAGTCAGCAGGTAACAGATCTGAGCCATGATGATAGACCTTCTCAGTTTTTACAGGGTTGTAATACTTAGGGTGAATGTGAAAGCCGCACGCCCAACAATGACCTCCGCCATCATCGTAGATTGCAAGATTGTCCCCACGGCTATCTCCACCATTCTCTCTACACTTAGGACATGGAATCCTCTGAATTACTCTCCCAGCCATCCTCAGTATCCTCCTCGAAGTCATCTAGTTCTGAGTCATTACATAGATCAGATCGTTCAGTATAAGGGATCTCTGGGCAGAAGTCAAGACATTTATTACACATGTCTAGATATTCACCAGTCTCAGCATGTTTCCTAGTTGCCTCAAAGTCACTAAGAAGCTTATTACAGCATACACAACGCATTATTGATTCAACTCCACGATAACGAGTGTATTTCTTGGTAAACCACCATGACCTGGAGTACCATTTACAGATTTTACACTCTTGTAAAGGATCTTGATTCTAGGACTTTCTTCTAGAGCTTGCAGTTGTTTTTCCTGACCACTACCAAAGACGAGCAATCCTGTATCTTCCTTGGTTATAGGGAGTACCTCACGCACATAAAAAGCCAGTCGATCAAAACGGATATTCCATGTGGAACCTAGCAGGTCAGATACACATAAGCTAACAACTTTACCAGGCATAACGAATCCCCACAGTAATCGGACCATTTTGTGTTTCGATCACATCAATTCTAGTGCTACCATCATCCGATGGCTCATTTAGTTTACCCACACCTATCTGAATATACCGACGTGGTTTCAATGGGCCATTAGCTTTCACACAACCACAGCTAGCACAAAGATTAAGGTCATCATCATATGTATACTTGACAGCTTCTTCCCCGTTCGGCCAGTAGATTTTATTCTCCATTGAACCCCCGAATGATTGCTTGAGTGTATTTTTCCAGTGTAGTTCCTTCCATACCTGGATTAGAGTTTACTTCCAAGACGTAGCATTGGTTACGTTTCTCATTCCAGATAATGTCCACAGCACCCTGTGTACGGTTCAACGCCCCAACGGCACGTACTGCCAGATCTCGGATACCTTCTGGTTCTGTGATTGAATCACGACAGAACACATAGCCATTAGCAAGATTGCGAACATGAGTATCACGCGCTTCTTCATCGAAACCCTTTCTCTTCCGCTTCTCGGAAATGTCAATTACAACGTTGTTAAATATATGCACTCGGAATTCCTTTTTCTTAGGAACATACTGGGTGTACAGTGGTGCATTAGGGATAGGTTCGTCAGCACCAAAGATGACAATACCCTTACCCTCACTGCTATTGAGCAGCTTACGAGCTACATACTTCTGATTCTTAAATTCGTCCAGATCAGAAAGCTTGGAGGAATCAGTGGTGAATTTAGGGAATGATAGTCCTGCTTCTGCAAATTTATTCAGTTGTGTTAGCTTATCCAAGCCACGGTTGAATCGCACAACACGACGATTACGTTCACGACCAGGCAGGACTCGCCATACCTTATACCCAAGCTTATCGGTCAAGCTGGAAGCTAGGCGTTTGATCGACTGGGATTTCATGTTCTCAGTAACGATTACTACTTTCTTAGCAACTGGCATGTTCAATCACCTCAACATTTTCTGGTTCAACACCATAGATAATAACCAAACCCTTGTTCTCACGAACATCAAGGGACGTTGTTTTATTCAGGAAGGTTTGTGTACGAATACGGATCTTGACCATATTGTTAACACCACAACTACTAACCAAACGATCCAATGTCTTCTCAGAGATAACTACTGCCGCCAGGATGTCCGGCTCGTTTTGAACAGTTCCGTAAAGCAAGCACTCATCACCTGAAAGAGAAACAACAGAACGAGGAGCAAAATTAAGGGTACCGTCAGTAGGGTAGAACTCTCTTGCTTCTTCGTACCTTGCGAACGGGACGTAACTGGTTTGCGGACCAAGGTCTTCGTCAATGGCTTGGTTGTGACTTGTACGGTCTGTTCCGAGACGAAAAGAATCAATGACCTTACCTGCTTCGTTAGCAGCTTCGATCACCTCCTTTGTCACATTAGGGAGTTTCTTGGTGTCAACAATTGGTTCTGTTGATTTTGCAACTTGATGAATTGGAACCCAAGGCCATACTTTGGAAGTAGGTTGTACATGCTCAATATCAGAGTTGGATACCTTGACTTGGTGGCCTTCCATCTTGAACTTGACATGAACATCCTCCTTGATCATGACTACCTCTTCCATCTTGAACTTAAAGTCACATCGACTAAGTGCAAACATAAGGATGCTCTTCTCTGAAGACACCACATAACATGCTCCCATGTCATAGAAATGCAGCGGTCGTTCATGATTACGAACGATGTTCACGGACTTATCACGGGCATCATACCAAATGGTTGCATATGCCGCATTAATCTTCTGGAATACAGAATCCACGTCATCTACAGCGTGCTTACCGACAAGATGGCACAGAGCCTCGCTATCCACGTCCACGTCGGCATGTTTCTTATGGTCTTCTGCGAAGGTACCATTATGTACCAGCACAACTTCGTCGTTATACCAGAATGGGTGAGCATTCTTTTCTACGATAACACCACGAGTAGCAGCACGATTATGCCCAATCATGGCAAAGCCATCACGGATCATGCTCTTCTCAATGTCAAGGTACTCTTTCTTCTTGGTGAACTCACTGCCTGTAAGGATATCCTTAGCAATGTCTACATTGCCATCAGCGTCCACACCGAAGATCCCAGTACTGTCCTTGCCACGCAGGGTGTCAAGCAGTAGCAAGGTACGAAACAACTCAGCCTCTCGATGATTAAAGCCACGACGAGGATTCTTGTTAATCACACCAACGATACCACACATATTATGCTCCTACCAAGGCCAGCTTGGCTTCAACCACACCGCGAGACATCTTTCGTTCATAGTCCGCGGTCTTCAACAGAGAACCCGTATTAGGGAAGATAGAGTAAAGGAACTCAGCATACTGAGAGTTTGTATTGATATTCTGAATACGATCGATTACACTGTTGTAATCCGTCTTCTTTGCAGAAAGCATCAGATCATCAATGATGTTAAGCCACCCAGCCAACTTGGTAATGTCTGCATGACCAGCCATATGACGGAATTCGATACTGCCTTGAGATGCTACTGGAGCAAGGTTCAGTGCAGTGTATTTATTCCAACCACGAGGACTCTTCACCATTAGTTGATGGTTGAATGCAGTCACACCTGCTTCGTACCAAGGTACGCAGAAGATGTTATTTGCACGGTCATCCCCGACATATGCAAAAAGCAACTCTTCAAAGACCTGATACAACAGTGTAATGGCCTTGAACTGGGCACCAGTAAAGTCAAATACGTTAGCATGAACGTGAATGGATGTGCGGTCAGAGAAGTTCTTATCCGACTGGATATTAAACTTCTTCCACAATTGTTCTGTCACAGCCAGCAAACCACGAGTATTATTCGGGTGACTTACTGCTTCAGTACCATTGTTACGAAGGCTACCATCTTCCGTGAATGTAAACCCTACCGCAGAAGAATCAGCCCAGTTCTCTGGCCAGTTCTCAATCTCAAGCTCGATACCCTTGATGATTTCACCAGGATGAGCAGCCATTGCCTTGATCACTCGATCATGGATCTTGATGCTCCAGATCTGTCCCATGATCTGAGTGTCATACTCGGATGCAGTAGATTGCTTCTTCAAAGCAGCATCTTGAAGGAAAACTTCAAACCCTCCTACTGGGGCCAGTTCATCTAGGATACCTGCAATGGGTCTTGCAGCCCGGGGACGGGCATTAACAATTGCTTGATTCCACAGTGGTTGTAGACCAGCAGCCGGGTTAACTTCAATATCATCAGGCATGTTTCACCTCAAACAAATGTAAACTTGGTTTTGGAATCACGAGCAGCATCAGAAAGCTCTTGCTTAAATGATGCAAACTTGGGGGACAGAGTTACAGACCATGTACCATCAAGGTTGCTAGCTGCACCGATTGGTGTGTAGTACATGTACACTGTGTCGTGGAGAATACAGAAGATGTCCGACATGATGACACCAGGCACAGAAGGCTTAGAACCCTTTGCCATGATATCTCTCATCGTACCATGACCAATGCGACTAGGGTCGAACCGACGACGATCTGCATTGTAAACAAACAGATTGGTGTTATTACGGGATACACCACGCTGCCATTGACGAGCTGGTCTGCGTTCAATCACATATACACGGCCAGATCCACCGACGTACAAAGCACGTCGCATCTGGTGAAACTTGAATGACACATCCTTGTCAGCAAAGACATGGTATTGGTTCTCGTCAAGATCTTCAAAGTATAGAGTACCTCCGTCTACATTACGAATATAGACAGGAAGATCCGGCTTACCCTCACGAGGAAGCCAACCATAGCTTTCACCATATCGTTGAGAGAAGTCTCGGCTTCCCTCAATAGTAAACTTAGCGTCCATATTACACCGTCGTCAGTTCATATTCATCAACCAACAGTTGAGCCAACTGCTTGTCATTGTTGTTAATACAATTTGTAATGGTCTTGCGCAGATCCTTGAAGGATGTGCCGACCTCTACTGCTTGAACAGCCTTGGCAGTCTGTTCATAGACCCAACCAATCAGACGTTGATCAAAGATCCAGAAGTTACTCAGGGTACGATATTCCATACCATAAGACTTAAGGCGCATTGCCCCAGCCTTACCATAGAGTTCCTTGCGAGCCTCGCCCTTGTCCATCAGTACGGATGGCACACCAAGATAGAAGTCCATAGCTTGTCCCAGTGCCCACTTCTGATCTTCTGTAAGATCTGCCCCAACGTGGACATGTCCTCCACAAGAACGAAGACGTGCATTAGCAGCCTTAGGACGTGGGTTAGGACGCTTGTTCCAGGCATTGTAGTCTGGATCACAGCCGAATACCTTGGCCATAGGATGCTGCAATTCCTCTTCAGGGAAGATAACAGCAGACTCACTGGACATGAACCAGCCATACTGGTCCCGCACCAGTTGATCCAGGAACAAACGAGCTTTTACAACGTTTGTAATGAATTCACCCTTGGAAGACGAAGCAGGAATATTGAATTCCATAGCAACGTTATCCTCTTGGACACAGAATCCCTTACCGAGTTCATCCAATGGGCGAGGAAAATCTTTGGAGCCCCCGATGGTTTCGATGATAGACCTGTATCCGTTCTGATCCCGAACGAAGACTTCAGGATCACAGCCAATCTTAAAGTTCATTTCTTTGCAACCTTGTAAATATGGAATTGGAGATAGTTACCTTCCCAATAGTTCACATTGGCGAAGGGAGTTGATTTATGGACTTCCTCGTATGAAAGAACGTCGTCGAACTTGGAAAGAAGATGCTTCAGGCCAGGAGGGGTATATGGCATATGAATGGTGTCCTTTTCATTTACGGTGATAAACCCCCAATAAGTATCTCCATCCTTGTTAAATGCACCAGTATAATCCAAGTACTGAATAACATGGTGGACATTACCTGACAACCGATATAAAGCATTTTCCAACCCTTGAAGGTGGATAAATTTCAGTTTAGTAGTCATCGTCTTCGTCGTCTTCTGGTTCCGGTGTTTCACCATCCTGAATAACAATGTGATAAGACCACCCAATCTCAGGAAGAGAAACCGTTTCAAAATGGTGCTCACACCTATCCAACCCGTTCCATCTACCACCTTTACTCATGAAATATTCCAATGCTGGTGGTTCAACGGTATTAAATAGACTGATGCCATAAGCTGCTGAGAAGTATTTATAACCAGGCAGCTTGGACGTAGCATTATCAAATGCTGTTGCACCACAGCATCCACAGATTATATCATACTGTGAAATTACTGGCAATCTTACTCGCCAGTATTCCAACTGTTCTGTAGTTAACAAAGTAGTAGGCATTACAACCCCAGTTTATTCCAACGATCTTTCAACCACACATTAGCACCATCTTCCTTTGCCTGGAATTCTGGATGCCATTGGATAGCGTGGCCCTTAACCTTGGGAAAGTACACATATTCAGGCTCGATCTCAACAGGTTGATCCCCATTAGCATCTAGGTGAACATCACTACGAATCTCCTTGGACCAAGCAATAAGTTCATGCTCGGTGTTTGTGGGATTCATCATTTGATGGTGCAGACTGCTGACAGTGATGATAGACCCATCATCGCATTCTGCTTCGTGACCACGACCAACACCATGATTGTTCACATGCTGATACAGAGTACCACCAGAGAATGCACACAGCATCTGAGCACCACGACAGATACCAATAATGGGAATACCCTTCTTGGCAGCAGCTTGCATCAGTGCCCATTCGATGCGGTCACGACGGGATGGAGCAGCACCAGCAGAAGTATAGGGATGTACTGCTTGGTTATACAGAGATGGGGAGATATCCTCACCGCCCCAGACAACCAGAGCATCAGCATCATCCAGCTCTTCAGCCAATGTCACCACCTTATGACCTGTAAACAGACCAAAGGAATGGAACGGATAAAAATCATCATAGATTGCAGAAGCGAGTTTCATTTGGGCAGTGCCCCTTTCTCATCAAATGTTGTGACAATAGTAGGTGCTACCTTACTAGTCACCTTACCAGAAATCTTAGCCCAGTACCAATCAACCCCGGGGGTTTTACTGGCACAGAACTCCGCTACCTTCATAGCGGTAGCCTCATCATTTACAACGTAGTAAAAAGCACGTTCAGGATGAAGTGCGTCAGCCTCAACGTAAGGTCTGAATGAGTTGTCGTGCATGGTATACAAGCTACCAAACACTCGAACCTCTGCATAGTTTATAACAAGGAATTGGTTGCCATGATTTTCAGCATGGCGATAAACGATGTGTTGCATTACTTAGTCCATTCAAGGTCAGAATAGTGGAAGTATAGAGAACATTGGTAGTCCTCAATCCATACCCCAATAAACAATGGTTTCAATCCATTCCACTCAATCTTGTCATAGTGTGGACAGATATCAACAATTGTACCTTCTTCACCATCATAGGCATAGACTGTATCACCTTCTTTGAAGTAGGTATTTTTCAGCGCGTGCCTTAGAATGGCTTGCTTGTGATCTGCTCCGCCTACGACGTATCTTTTTTTTTCCTGTTTGGTAAGAGGAATAAACTCACGTTGTTCAGTTTGCTTGGCATTGATTCTGTAGGTTAGCATAAGCATCCTTAATAACTTGAGGGACACTAGTCTGTTCTACAACTTTGTAAAGAAGCGGATTAGACCAGAATGGTTGGGCTTTGTATCCTGGTGAGTATGTACTCAATGGTTGAAGGTAAAGACACTGAGGCTCAAGATCAGTCGTATAATTAGCCATCTGGTGAAGTTCCTGAATATCAGAAACAACATACCAACGGAATGGTTGCAGAGCCTCAGGACCGTTAAGATCCAAGGACTTAACTACCAGAAGATCCCCTATCTTACATGGCAGTTTGGTAATGAACTGAGTGTAGGATATCTTGTCCAGCTTACGAGGGACATTACGGAATGAATTGTGATAGTGCCTATCCATTCCAAGATATCCACCCCACTCATCATCATCAATCACTCTGGCCTTAGCCTTGAGTGTAATCTTGTGGGTAATCATCGACGTTTACTACTGATTGATGGTCGATATGACCGTGGTGATGTATTCACTGGTGGTCGATTGAATTGCTTGACGTTCTGCTGAACGTAAACCTTCTTTACAACCGTTGTATTGTGTACCACAGGAGGATGGGAATACCCAGGAGAACCCCCACTGTACGAAGGAGTACCTCCCCCACCAGCAGTGTGACGCCCAAGCATGTAGCCAACGCCAGCACCAATGAGGCCATCACGAATCGTGTGATCTTCTGGGGCTTGCTGAACAACCTGCGGTTGATATTGTTGAGAAACACCGGCCGGTTCCTGCTGTTGTTGAGGTGCATATTGTTGTACCTGTTGGGGTTGATCGTTATTACAACCTGTAAAAGCCACAGCTATGGATGCCGCAGCAATGATGATAGACCATAGTCTAGTAGCTCTCATAACCTTCTTCCTCTTCTGCAAAGATAGATTCTCTCAGGGTTTTCATTGAGTCAACATTACACCTACGTATAAGTGAACAGTGTTCATGTGGCCACCATGCGGAGCGATGGGTAGAGTACTCAAAGGTATCAACATCAATGTTAACTTCTTTGATGATGTGCTCATCCTTCTCACCCCGGATATGCACTACATCACCAACACGGAACGGTTTGATGAACTTAGTTTGAGTCATTTCGTTTCTTTGCCTTTTCGATAGGACAAGTACTACGGTTATGAAATAGTGATCCACACACTGTGCAGAACACTTCGTAAAAGTATTTCATTTTACAATTTGTATTTGGCCTGCCCGGAGGGACTCGAACCCCCAACCCACAGATTAGAAATCTGTTGCTCTTTCCATTGAGCTACGGGCAGATGTTAGTTACAGGTTAGCCCTACTGGCATCCCAACACTGTTTAAGAATTTCATAACTTCCCCACTCTGGGGTGTGGTCATGTTCCTTTGTCCACCACTCTTCAAACGTGAGCTTCTTGGGATCATTAGCAGTCTTCTGCTGAATGTAATCACCAAGGGTTTTGATCTGACCAGCAGCCTTAGCTGGATCAATCTGCTTATGTGCAGGTATTCTGATCATATTACAACTGTGTAATTACACAGACAGAATGGAACGGATGTGCTTTTCAGCAGCTTGCAACGTAGTCACATCATCAGGAAGATGAATGCGAGTACGCTTCTCGAATGCACGACCAGTAGCTAGCATACGGCCAGTGACCTTGCAATAGTTATCATGGATGCTGCACTTAGCAACACCGAAGGAATAACCGTTGTCTTCGTCACCAACAACGGCAACAGTAGTACCGCCCTTGCAGTTGGTCTGAACATTCTTAGGTCGGATATGGATAAAGTATGGGCGCATGATGATAATCCTTCACTTAACTTGTACGTTTACATTAGACACGTTGTTGATATAAGTATGCAATGTTACATACTTATTGTTTTCTTTTATATAACAAGTACCAGCAATCATCTTGGTGTCTCCAGGATAATAGGTACAATTCCACTTTTGATTAGCCCACTCTAACCCCATTATTGTACCTAAAAGTACAACACAGAATAAGATGATAGCTACGATGGCAAGGCAGATGTCTTTAAACATTATCTATTCCTACAGATGCGATTACGCAATTTAGTTTTGTCCTGGTTACCAAACCAGAAGTCGATGAGTTGTTGATCAGTAGCAGGTTGAATTACAACCTTGTAAACAATATCAGGTTCGTGACACAGGTATCCAAGCACGAACCATAACGATGCCACAAGAGGAATAAGAAGATCTTTCTTCAAATAGGAATCTCCTTCAATTCAATACCCCATTCTTCTGGCAACCCATCTGGGTTCCTATGCCAAGCATACCAGGTACACTGTGCGTTGGGGTGATGAGCTTGATTCCGGTATGTATGCACCGGCTTGCAGTTAGGCTGCTTCTTGATATACCCACATAATGCATTATCGTTATGCGATGTGAGATTCAAAGTCCACTGGCGAGTGTTCTTATGGTACCCATCAAGCGCATCAAATACTGATTCGATGGAATTAATGACCCATTTAGCCATAGCATCCTGATGCTCTTCAGGCCAGAACCTAGTACTTCCGGCAAACCGCATCATACCAGCATTACCACATTGGGCCATGAACCAGTACATAGTAGCAAAATGAAGAACCCCTTTACCCCAGTTTATATTTCCTGCATCATTGGGAGTAAACACAGACCAACGGATAATCTTTCCATACCCTTTATCATCCGTCCCATTGAAGACAAATTCTCCTTTGAGACAGAGTTTATAGTCGCCGAACTGCTGTTCAAATTTGAACGCCATGATACTTCTTCAACGAGTTTAGTTCAGCTTGCTTGCGATCCAAATACAAATTGTAATCGACTTCGGTATAAGGACGGTCGAATTCCTCCTCACGATCACGTACTTGGTCAAATGGCAAAACCTTGAAACGCTCCAATGCCCGAACACGTCGAGCCATCTTCTTCACATTCATTTTGTTTCCTTACTCTTTCACAATTTCAATTGCAGTCAACACATTGTCTGTATATGTCTTCTTCACCACCCCAGCAAATTCGTCCGGACGAATACTTTCAGAAGCTTGGTGATATGTCGTAAATTCACCAACACCAATGGCAGTGCCTTGAGTACTAGTCTTGTACATAGATGAATACTTCACCTTGACTTCTGGTTCGATTTCGTATCTGTTTTCTGGTGAGAAAAGTGGGTTATTAACACCAAGTTTCATCCAGGGTGGGTGACCAGTGTATGATATACTTCGGATTCTACGTCCATTATAGAAAGCTGCAATAGCTTCAGCATGTGGGTGATTGATTTCAACTTTCATGATTTACACCTTTGTAATTAAGGGGCCTAAGCCCAATTAATCAGCCTTGGATATCCGCAACAACGCGGGGATGTTGCTGCTTGTTGGTGGCAGCGATGTGGCCGATGATAGACCCTACCAACTTCAGAGCTGTGGTCTTGCTTACGTTGATGTGGTCCTTTTCACGGACGATACCAACCTTCGTGTGGACGATACGATCTTCCACTTGACGTGCAATCCAATTGGGATTGCGAGTAGCAGCAGTTGCGAATGCATGGGTCATAGATGTTGCACGAATCATAATAATCTCCAGATGAGTTGAAAGAATTGAAACTTAAAAGGTCTTGGTCGCAGACCCAGACCCAGACCTAGACCTAGACCTAGACCTAGACCTAGACCCAGACCCAGACCAAGACCAAGACCTAGACCTAGACCCAGACCTAGACCCAGACCCAGACCAAGACCAAGACCTAGACCCAGACCCAGACCTAGACCCAGACTGGCTTCGTTGTTTACGTCCAATCACAGTTTGTGACTTTCACCAAAAGACTCAACAAAGGCAGTTGAGATATAGTGGAATTGCCTCCCCATTTGTTGGGCATCCTTATACTTCTTGTCCAGGAAACCACCTGTTTCATACACAATATGGGGATTCTCCAACTTGATACATGTAGTGTTCACACCCACAAGTTTTCCAGCATATATGTAGATACCACAGAATACTTCCACATTCTTACCAATCAAGGCAAGAAAACCTTCTTCCTTCACTTCTACCACGTTTTGCAGAACTTGCATGACTTAACTCCAGTTGTTGACAGTTGACAGAAATTACACGATTGTAATTGGTAGGCCGGGAGAGAATCGAACTCTCATTAACGGGTTATGAGCCCGCTACTTTTAACCAATAAGTTACCGGCCCGGGTTGATTACTCTTGTCCCTTAGGATCGGTCAGGAATGCCACCAGTGCATCACGGGCCACGTCATCAAGCTCCAGCTTGGCGAGGTATTCCATAGCCTTGGTAAGCTCATCCTTAGCCTTACGGCCACGCTTGGCAGTGGGACCATTGGCAGCTTGGGAATCACGGAATTGACGGGCGAAGCCCACCAGCGAGTGATAACCAGCATACTCGCCATTCACCTTAACCAGAATAGCACCAGTAGAAGACAGATCAAAGTCAGGATTAAATCCAGCATCAAATGCCTTGGAAATAGTCACGGCTTCAGACAGACGGACGCCAGCACTACGGGCCATACGTTGATACAACTCTTCCTTGTCTGTGCCTTCATGGTTTTTCACTTCAGCACGCCACTGCTTGAGAATGTGCTCAACGTTGACTCGGAAGGCTTTACGGCCTTGCAAAGACAACTCGAACAAGTCCTTCATGTAGCGCATCAGCTTGGAGCCCTCATCGCGACAGTGTTCATTGAAACGAACGGCCAATGCTTCGCCTTGAGCGATCTGACCATTTTCAAGTGTATCAGCAGTCTTATCAGACATGATCTATCCTACGTTGTTGTCGTGCGAGATTACACGCATTACAGGGCTTTTACAACCCTGTAAAACCTGGAATCAATAAGGCACATCATCCCAACCAAACCAGATGTTCATCATCAGATGATCCTTGAAAAAGGATTCGCAGATGAATGCCTTGTGGGTTTCATTGTAAACATCATAGATATCAGGCATGTTAACCTCACTTAGTTGCATGGTTTAGGCGCACCTACAGGATGCGCTTAATAATACAACCATTGTAAACGATACTAACTAGATCCTAGTTTTCTGGTTTACAAAAGTGTAAACGGTGCTAACTCAATAAAGGATACACCTTATCCACCGAACGGTGGTTCACTTGCGAACCCCGGTAATGTTGTCCCATTAGATGATATCTGTTGTCAGCAGATACGTACTAAACCCGTATGATGGTCTGGTTTCGTCACCATCAGTATTTTTATTGCGCCCTGGGGATATTCCAGCATTGCCCGGCGCTAGGTTCTATTGAACCGTTAACTGTATTAGAGCACAGTCTAGCTCTGTTGTCAAGGGGTTTGTTTCTGCTTTTGCAGCCCCTAACCATTGCCTACAGTGTAGGCTATCTTTTCCAGTCTGTCAACCATTATATTACTACGTTGTATTGTGTGTTGTCTGCCTCTGGATGCTTTCACATCTACATGCGATAGGGCACGGCCTGACGTCGCACATGTTCCATAGACACACTAGACCCTCCTCACGGATGGCACTACATAGTGCATTAGGTTGATAAACTGTTAAAGAACGATTGACGCTAGTATGCACCAGCATCACCAGGATGTATATCCCCTGTTTAGGGGGGTTTCTCCCTGGTAACAGGGCCTTAGCTCTGTATGGTTCCCATCATGCCCGGTTTCTTCCCTGGTGTCATCAGGGTAAACCCTTATTTGTGTAACAGGTTGTAACTTACAATTCTGTAAAAGGGCTTTAGAGCGATTAAAAATAGTGGGTTGATACCCATGTAGCACCCTACCTATTTAGATCGATTCTGGAGGGGTTTAAATGCGTTCTAGAGCTATTGGGGTGTATTAAAGATCCTCGGGTATTGATGAGATTGTATATATGGGGGGACGTTGAATTAATTCTGTGTGCGTATAACAACCAAAAAACACATCCTATCCTAGGTTCCAAATGAGAACTATTCTTATTTAGAATACCTGATTTTGAATTGGTATATATGCAGAGGTGGGGGTGGGGGAAAAGATTTGGATTTATTTATTTGTGTAAGTCACCTTGTATCGCTACAATATATTTTTAAAAACAAGGGCTATAGGAACTTATTTCTAACGTCAGCTCGTGCTACCGCAGCTCGCACTACAAATAAAAAAGCCTCCAACTAAGGAGGCTAATATTTAAAGATACTCTTGAATAGATTCAATTATTTTATATGCTTCATCTGCTCCTCTAATGTATATGCAAGGAACTCCTAATAGATGAGTATATCTTTCTCCTTGAGAAGTAGTATATCCGTTTGGATTCTTTTTAATTTCTACTACAAATTTTAATTCTGGTTCCTGATCTTTATGAGCTTTAAAAACAGCGATATCAATTCTACATCCAGGAAATTTATACTCTCCACGAACTAAATAATCTGGATATAAATTTTTTCTAAGGATAGAAAAAGCTAATGATTGAACTTCAAATTCAGTCCATTGTGATTTATACATAATAAATTCCTAATAATAAATAAATAATTAAAATAAATAATAATATTAATAACTATATTATTAATATATATATATATATATATATATATTATATCATAGTAGAATAAAAAAGTCAATAGAATGAGCATCCTGCTCAAATAGAAATATGCTGCAATCGCAATCATTCGATTGCTCTGTGAGTGTTCTAACGAACTCTGCCTCCTGAGTAGTCGGCCGCACTATTTTTATATTTAATTTACAATTATTATATAAATACTGTAACGTAAGTATTGTAAGTTAATAGATTAATATGATATAATATATGCATATTAATCTTTCTGAGTAGAAAATGTTAAAAATTTCTAACCTTACTAAAAAGCATGAACCTAATCATCCATATACTGAAGAACAGAAGATTGCTGCTGTAACAGCATATCTGGCTACAGGAAATATGAGAATTGTGGCTGGTGCCACAGGTATAGGTTATCAATTACTCAGATTCTGGAAATCAAAACCTTGGTGGAAAGAGTATGAGTACGAAATCAAGAATTCAAAACGTAGTGAAACCAAGGATAAATTATCCAAGATCGTAGATAAATCTTTGGTATTGATCGAAGATCGTCTGGAGAATGGTGATCTTGTTTTGAATAACAAAACTGGTGAATTGATTCGTAAACCAGTTGCGCTAAGGGATATATCCAAGCTGACCAATGATATGTTGGAACGTCAAGAAAAACTTGATAAGCAAAAGTTGGATGAGTCTGCGCTACAAACACAAGAGACAATGGCGGATACATTGAAACTACTGGCTGCTGAATTTGCCAAGTTCAATGGTTCCAAGAAAAAAGAAATCATAGATGTCACTGATGTGACGGAGGTTCAAGAGAATGCCTTACACGAAGAAGGATGGTACGAGGGATTACAAACGGGAATACCAGAAGTACCAAGGGACAGCGGAACAGAAACACAACCGAGCGGAGCGGAATGCAGCTCGGAGAGAACTATCCAAGGAGGGCTTAGTCCACAAGGGGGATGGTAAGGATGTCGATCATAAGAAGCCTCTTAACAACGGTGGGTCTAATTCTCGATCTAATCTCAGGGCTGTGCCGAAGTCTGTCAATCGTTCTTTCAGTCGTAATTCAAACTCTACTGTCAAAAGTCAGACCTCTCGTAAAGAATCTAAGAAATAAATAAGCGGGATATGAGCAATGGTAGCTCCCTATCCTTCCAAGCTAGTTATACAGGGTTCGATTCCCTGATCCCGCTCCAAGAGGAGATTAAATGCTAACAGCGGATATCATCGAAGGTTTTGTGGGTTCTTTACTCCAAAAGAACTTCGATGGAGCAGTTGAGTCTCCTGAATGTCATAAGGAATGGTGGAAATACTTTTGTGATCCACACCCTCAAGTTGCACTCTGTGCGCCCAGAGGCCATGCAAAATCTACCTCATTAACGTTTGCGTATACTCTGGCAAACCTTGTATTTCGGGAGCGATCCTATGTACTTATCGTCTCAGACACGGTAGCCCAGAGTGTCCAATTCCTTGCAGATATCAAGAAGGAACTGCTTGATAATGAGAAGCTAAGAATGCTTTTCAAGATTAAAGAATTCCTGAAAGATTCCGAGGATGATTTGATTGTTGGTTGTGAAGATGGACATATGTTCCGTGTTCAAGCCAAGGGTTCAGAACAGAAGGTTCGTGGACTTAAATGGAATAATAAACGTCCAGACTTGATTGTCTGTGACGACCTGGAGAACGATGAGATTGTTCTAAATAAGGAAAGACGTGAAAAGTTTCGTAAATGGTTTTTCTCGGCTCTGGTTCCTTGTAAATCTGCATATGGTATTGTCCGCTACGTGGGTACAATTCTTCATGCGGATAGTTTGCTAGAGCGGCTTATGCCTGCCATGCACGATAAGATGACGGTTGTAGAGGATTTAAAGACTTACTCCACTCGTCGTAATACAGCATGGTTATCGGTTAAGTATCGTGCTCATACAGACGATTTTAGAAAGATTCTATGGGCATCCAGATTCGATAAAGACTGGTTTGTTACAAAACGACAGGAGTATATTGATCAGGGTATCCCTGAATCATACTCACAAGAATATCTGAATATTCCTATTGATGAGTCTGTTTCTTACTTTAAGAGAGCAGATTTCCAGGCGATAGAAAAAGAACATAAGGGAAATAAGCTTCATTACTATATTGGTATTGACTTAGCTATTTCCAAAGAAGATACGGCTGACTATTCTACCTTTGTTGTTGGTGGTTTAGATGAAAACCGTGTCTTGCATATAAAACAAGTTATTCGAGAACGACTAGATGGGCGTGAGATTGTTGACACAATCTTAGGGCTTGAACGTTTGTATCGTCCTGAATGCATCGGTATTGAGGAAATGCAGGTTACTAAAGCTATCGGTCCGTTCCTTAGGGAAGAAATGATTCGTCAGAATTGTTTTCCGTCGATTGTCTCACTAAAACATGGTGGTAAAGACAAGATTAGTCGGGCTCGATCCATTCAAGCACGTATGCGTGCAAAATCCGTAAGATTCGCTAAAGATGAGGATTGGTATCCGATATTTGAAGACGAATTATGCGCTTTTCCTCGTGGGAAGCATGATGACCAAGTGGACTCTTTTGCTTACTTAGGTCTCCTTTTGGACAAAATGGTGGAAGCACCAACCAAACAAGAAGAAGAGGAAGAAGAATACCGCAATGAACTACGAGAATCCGAATATGGAGATGCAGGCAGGTCAGAATTCACCGGTTACTAATGATACTGATGCTCAAGAACAGCAAGAACGTGAAATTGACAAGATTCTGCAATCGAAAAACATTGCAGAGTCCCTCTCCAAAGAAGAAAGACACAAAATTGGTGCTAATTGCCGATACCAATTTGAAGCTGACCTAGCTTCCAGAAAGACCTGGGAAGATAATATTGATGACTGGCTTAAACTTGCGATGCAAACTCGTGAACCTAAGTCATTTCCTTGGAATAAAGCATCAAATATCAAATACCCCCTTCTATCTACTGCTGCTATGCAGTTTGCTGCCAGAGCTTACCCTAGTCTAGTTCCTTCTGATGGTAAAGTTGTAAAGGGTATTGTCATTGGACAAGATCCTGATGGAACCAAGCAGGAGCGAGCAGACAGAATTGCTCAGTTTATGTCATGGCAAGTAATGCATGATATGAAGGATTGGGAAGAAGACATGGATAAACTACTAATGATGCTACCCATCATTGGTACAGTATTCAAAAAGACATATTATGATAATGCTTGTGAAAAGATCAAGTCTTATCTTATCTCTCCTAAGGACTTAGTAGTTAACTACTGGGCACGTACTCTTGAAGAAGCTGAACGTGTTTCTGAAGTTATTGAGATGCCTAAGAGAATCCTGGTTGAAAGACAAAAACAAAAGATCTTTCTAACGGAAGAACTTCCAGATCCATCTCCAAATCAGTTTATTACTCTTCCAATTGATAATTATAATGTAACAGATGAGGCTATTCCTTACACTCTAATTGAACAGCATACGTTCTTAGATCTAGATGATGACGGATATACTGAGCCTTATATTGTTACGTTTGATCGTAAATCTGGAACCGTTCTAAGAATCGTAGCGAGGTTTACACAAGATGGTATTAAAACAAATGAAAAAGGCAAGATCACTTCAATCAAGCCAGTTCAGTATTACACCAAATTTTCTTTTGTTCCTAATCCTGATGGCAGTTTCTACGATCTCGGTTTTGGCATTCTTTTAGGACCAATTAACGAATCAGTTAATACCCTGATCAACCAATTAACAGATGCTGGTACATTATCTAACTTACAGTCTGGTTTTATTGGTAAGGGATTGCGTCTTAAGATGGGTGATCAACGATTCACCCCTGGAGAATGGAAACCAGTTAATGCAACTGCTGATGATCTACGCAAACAGATCGTACCACTTCCTACCAAGGAACCATCGGAAGTTCTATTTAAATTAATGCAGGCAATGATCACTGCTGGTAAGGAACTAGCTTCTGTAGCTGAGATCTTTACTGGTAAAATGCCTGGTCAGAATACTCCAGCTACTACCACAATGGCTTCGGTAGAACAAGGTATGAAAGTATTTACTGCTGTATATAAGAGAGTATTTAGAAGTTTAGATAAAGAATTCAAGAAGATCTTTGAATTGAATGAAACTTATCTAGATCCTAATACTTATGTTTCAGTACTAGATACCGCTATTGGTCCTGATGATTTCAGTGATTCTGATTATGATGTTTGTCCTGGAGCTGATCCAAACGCAGTATCTTCTTCAGAGAAGATGCAAAAAGCACAAGCACTATTAGAACTACTACCAGTAGGTATTCTAGATCCTATTGAGGTTGTTACTCGTCTGCTGCAAGCACAAGAACAACCTAATTACGAGAAACTATTTAACCAGCAAGTACAACAAACTGGACAAATGCCTCCTCCACCACCTGATCCAAAACTGCAAGAAATGCAGATGAAGAGTCAGTTTGAATCGCAGAAGATTGCTATGCAAGCTGAGTTACAACAACATAAGATGGAGATGGATTCTCGTAGTAAAGAACAGCAAATGCAAATGGCGGCTGAGAACCATGCAATGGATATGGCTCACCAACAGGACATTGCTCAAACCCAAGCAGCGATGGCACTTCATAAACAGCAAGTACATTCAGTTACCGAACAAGCCAAACTGAATCAATCACTTGCACAAAATCATGAACTACATCAACAAAAGTTAAAACAATCTAAGGAGATTTCAAAATCATCACCAAGCAAGAATTCCAAGAGTGGAAACAATACCCGGTAACTAAAGTTGTATATAGTATTCTAAATCAACGTATCTGGGAGATTCGAGAAGAATTTGATACTGCTGATGCTGAGACTATTAAATACCGACAAGGTTATATCCAAGCACTAAAAGATGTCCTAGACATGGACGCCGAACAAGTGGAGGGTTAAGATGAAGTTAATTCCATTAGGACACAGAATCCTATTAAAACCACAACGAGTAGAGGATACAGATCAACTGTACAAGTCAGCTAAAGCTGCTGGCATTGAACTACTAGAATATGAGATCAGAAAAGAACAAGTCGCTATGGACAAGGGAACTGTTCTTGATATTGGTCCAACAGCCTTTAAAGACTTTGGTACTGAACCGTGGTGTCAGGTTGGTGATCTAGTAGCATACGCTCGACATGGTGGGAAAATGATTCAAGACCCAGACTCAAAAGAGATCTTTCTTCTACTAAATGATGAAGATCTAATTTGTAAACTAGTAAAGGAAAATACGAATGAGTGAAGACACTAATGCATCAGTAGACACTGGCTCTACTCCAGTAGATAATACGCCGCAATTTACTGACGTTGAACAACGTGCTATGGAACTTGGTTGGGTTCCTAAAGATGACTACTCTGGTGATCCACAACGGTGGAAGTCAGCAGAAGTATTTCTAGCTTTAGATGAACCTATCAAACGAATTGAATCTCAAAGTAAAGAACTGAAGGCAGTTCGTAAAGCTTTAGAAGCGATGCAAGAGCATTACTCAAAGGTTAAGGAGACAGAGTACACTCGTGCTCTAGAAACTCTAAAGGCTGAGAAGAAGAAGGCTCTTGTAGATGGAGACCTTGAAAAGTATGATCAACTCACGGATGAGATTGAAACTGTCAAGGAAACCGCTCGTACAATTAAGCAAACTGCCCCGGTTACAATTGAACCAGAACAGGTTAATCCTGAATTTCGCTCGTGGGTAAACCGTAATCCTTGGTATGAATCATATAAGCATATGGCTGCATTTGCAGATGAAGTTGGACTAAAACTTCATAACCAAGGTGTATCAAAAGCGGAAATCCTAAAACGAGTAGAAGAAGAAGTTCGTAAAGAATTTCCTACCAAGTTCAGGAATGCAAATAAAGATAATGCTCCTGCCGTAGAAGGGAGTACTGCTAAACGTAGTACTGGAACTAAGGCTAGTGGAGACTTTGAGCTTACAGAACAAGAACGTAATATCATGAATACTCTTGTTCGTAGTGGAGCTATCACAAAAGATAAGTATATCGCAGATCTTCGTAAAGTGAAGGGATTAGAATAATGGCTGAAAACCTTGTCAAAAGCCCCAGAGGGCGTGTAAAGCGTACTCCTGTTAATACCCGTAATCGTCTTACGGTTCATAACAAGGATACTAATTACGAATACCGAATTGTAAATGATACGGACGATCGTATTGATGCATTCAAACTAAATGGATGGGAAGTAGTTGAAGCGAAGGATGTCAAGATTGGCGACCGACGCGCAGATGCTGCCTCATCTACGGGTTCTGCCGCTGAGATTTCTGTTGGAAATGGTACGAAGGCTGTTGTTATGCGAATCCCTAAGGATTGGTATGATGAAGATCAAACTGTTAAACGACAAAATATTGATGCGTTAGAACGTTCTATGAAAGAAGACGCTCAACGAGAATATTATGGAAAGATCTCTACATCAAGGGATTAATTCTCGAAGGGCATTTACTGGAGATATAAATGTCTAACGTAAGTCGAGTTCTCGGTCTCCGTCCTGTAAAGCACCTATCTGGTTCTGCATGGACAGGTCAAACCGAATCCTTTGCCTTCCTGGCTGCTGATGGTACAGCATCCTATGTAGGCGACCTAGTTAAATTTAGTGGCACTGCAAGTGCTACTGGTGTGGCTAGTATTGCACGTTCAACTGCTGATGCTGACCTTCATGTTGGTGTTGTAGTTGGTTTCGTGCCTGATTATTCCAATCTAAACGCAGTCTCAGGATACCGTGCAGCTTCTACTGCTCGTACAGCATTTGTTGTTGTAGATCCTACTGTAGTGTATGAAATCCAAGCTGATGCTGCCGCTGCCATTACCGATGTCGGTTTAAACATTGGCCTAACCTACACTGCTGGTTCAGCTACTACTGGTCTTTCCGGACTGGTAGCTAAGATGTCAACCAAGGCTACTACTTCAACTCTACCTCTAAAGATTATCGGTGTTCGTCAGGCCCCTGACCAAGACATGTCTGATTCATCTAACTGGAAGTTACTGGTTACTCTAAATACCGCTAACTTTGGTAGTGCTGGTACTACTGGTATCTAATTTTAGAAAGGAATAACACATGTCAGTTATTAATAGTTCCTCGTTTGCCAAGGCCCTATGGCCTGGTATTAACGCATGGTATGGTAAGGCTTATGATGAGTATCCTGTAGAATATACAGACCTATTCGATACCTATACATCACGTAAGCAGTTTGAAGAAGATGTCGGTATCAGTTCATTTGGACTGGCCGTTCAAAAGCCTGAAGGTTCTCCTATCACTTATGATACTGAACGTCAAGGCTTCATCACTCGGTATAATCATACCGTCTTTGCTCTAGGTTTTATCGTAACTCGTGAGATCTATGAAGATGATCAGTATGATGTAGTTGGTCAACGTAAAGCTCAAGGCCTAGCCTTCTCTATGCGTCAAACCAAGGAAATCGTTGCAGCTAACGTTTATAACCGTGCATTCGATTCTAACTACACTGGTGGTGATGGCGTTCAAATGATCGCTTCCAACCATGCAAACTTTGCTGGTGGTACATGGAGTAACGTAATCTCTACTGCTGCTGACCTATCAGAAGCATCCCTAGAGCAAGCTTGCATCGACATTGGTGGCTTCACTAATGATCGTGGTCTACTGATCAAGGTTCTACCTAAGACCCTAATCATTCCTCGTCAACTAGCTTTTGAAGCACAGCGTATCCTGAAAACAGCAGGTCGTGTTGGTACCGATAACAATGATATCAATGCTCTGAAGGATATGGGTCTGATTCCTAAGATTGTGGTTAACCATTATCTAACCGATCAAGACGCTTGGTTCATCCGCACTGATGTTCAACATGGACTGAAGTACTTTGAACGTCGTGGTGATGAGTTCGGTATGGATGAAGACTTCGATACTGAAAATGCTAAGTATAAGGCTTCTGCCCGTTATAGCTTCGGTTGGACTGATCCCCGTGCTATCTACGGAAGCCAGGGTGCCTAATGAATGAATAAATCTCATACAAAAGAGACTTGGTCAAAATACATGCAGGAATACAGAAAACGTAATCCTGAGAAGATGAAAAGTATTGACCTAAAGAAACGATTTAATATTTCTTTAGAGACATATAAGAAACTTCTTTCTGATCAAGACTTTGTTTGTGCTATTTGTTTACAACCAGAGAGTAAGAAAGACCATAGAACTGGTAAAGTACGTGATCTAGCAGTAGATCATTGTCATAAAACCGGAACTATTCGTGGTCTTTTATGCACAGATTGTAATACTGGATTAGGATTATTTAAAGATAATCCTCTTCTATTAGAAGTAGCAAAGAGATATATTCAGACTCAAGGCGCCTAATAGCTAATACGGCCCCCATCAGCCCAAGTGCTGCTTGGGGGTTTTTTATTTACAAAGGAAATATCATGGGATTTAAACAAGTAGACCTAGTCTACCCAGGTTCTACCGGACCAACAGCAATCAGCCCCTCCCCGAAAGAGGGTAGTCTAAAAGTTTTTCAGGTGTCTAGAACAGATACTACTGCCTCTCTAAAAGCAGTGCTCCCCGCAGATGCTTCTATTTTAGGATTTCTAATCTATGGTGCTGCGTCTAATGCTGGTACAACTGCAACGATTAGTATTGGTAGTACTTCAGCGAACTCTAACGAGTTTGTAAACGCTCAAGATGTAAAAACTACTGGTGGATTAATTATTCCTACAGCTTCAGTTAATTCAGCAAATATGCCACAGCTAGAGAATATTCCTCTTGGTGCTGATATTCAGATCTATGCTAAGTATACTGAATCAGGTACAGCATCATCAGCAGGTGGTCCTTACAAAGTAGCTATCTGGTACGTTCGTTAATTTAGGGCGGGTGGTGAGCCCGCCTTATCTCTTGGGGAGATACTATGTCAAGTAATGTTTGGTTAAAATCTGGTAAGGTATATAATCTTACTCCTGCTGCTGGTGTAACATCCACTGGTGCACAATCACAAATTTATAAGGATTCTCCTTATTCAACTTTCCAGGCTACAGTTGTAGGTACTGGAACTGTATCCGCTACAATTAATATTGAGGTATCTTTAGATGGAACTAATTGGTGTTCCACAGTTGCTGGTACTATTACACTCTCTGGTACAACTAGTGCTACCGACGGATTTACAACTTCTGCGTCCTGGAAATATGTAAGAGCAAATGTTACTGCTATTAGTGGTACTGGTGCTACTGTAACAGTTCTAATGGGGGTATAATGTCTACTAACGTAAACAATGTTATTAGTGGTAATTCCTCTGATTTTTTAGGAACATTTGTAGATTTATCCACTTTAAATACTAGATACCCAGCCGCGAGCAATGCCGGGAAGACTGCGACTGTGGGGGATAGCCTATACATAGCGTCTGATGGATTGTGGCGGTCGCTGCCAGCACCGGCAGCAAATGACTACGTGACCACAAAAATGTGGACAATTTTAGGATCTGATCAAACTGCTGCGTCGGCGTTCGGCTGGACAAGCGGAGACACGCGAACTACGTTCTGCGTTTCGCTTGAAGTTGAGGTAGATGAAGTTGATGCCATTGCATTTGTACTGGCAAACCGCGCAACCTCTGGCGCCGCTCAAATCACAGGGATGACCGTCGCGCAGTGCCCAGCCTGGGACAGTTACGGTAACGACGCCAATTTCTCTGGCAACCAAAAAGCAGTCACATTCAGCGGCGGAAAATCAACGCTGACGATGGCGGCGGCGAGCGGCGTGTCAACGGGCAACGGCTACACTGACATCGATTGGTATATCACCGATTTCGTGCCGCTCTACGCGGTGGCGTCGGCGCGCACGGACGGCGGTCAGCGTGCAGCTATCACTGTCCGCACAGAGTACGCCACCACAACTGGGAGCGAGAAAATCACTACCTGGGCGGCCGGTTCAACTGGATGGGGCGGAACAGGTAAAGATGATCTGGGGCGATTCATGTTCCCTGGCTTCTCGCACGGGACCGGTACTCAGCTAACAGGTGCTTTTAGTGGAGCCCAGTCAACGACTATAGCCAATAACATTTTTGGCGTCCTTGTGCGCTCGAAGAGACGAGGCATGACGTTTATCACGGTAGGCGATAGCAATGATGCTGGGTCGCAGTTGCCGTCTTACCAGCGTGGATACCCGATGCAAGCGGCGATAGCAATGACCACGTCAACATCACCAGTTGGTTTCGTCAACTGTGGTATGCCGGGCGCAACGACGCAGCAGTTCACCTACCTGGGCAACAAGCTGCTGACTGCACTCGACGCCGTAGGGGCGTGTCCGCACATCGCAGTGTTCAACGGGTTTACGCCTAACGATCATTCGGCAACGGGCGTACTGGTCACAACGCTCGGTATGCCTCGATCTGGAGTAGTCGCATTCCTCGCGCTGTGCAAAAAGCTGGGTATTAAAGCCCTTTTGCGAAATGGCATCCCTCGCAACAACGGTGCTGGTGGCACCGATTGGGATGCGGCGATGGATGCTAGGAGGCTCACTGCAAATACGGAGCTCACTAGCTACGGGCCACCTGTGCTCGATTTCAACGGCGTATGTAACGACGGTGGTACCCCGCAGCACCTCATGGCGGGCACGTATGTCGATGGGCTGCACGCAAATCAAGCGACCCAGGTGGTGTGGGGGAATTTGCTTACTGACGCCATCAGTAAATACCGCCCTTGAGAATATGTTGACCGCTCTAACCGCAGCCCTCGCCCTATTTTTGGTGTGCACTCAGGCGTTGACTTCACTATATGTAGGAAGTGTATGATATATGGATTTAGCAGTTGTACTAGCAGTAGTTTCTTTAATAGTTAATGTGCTTATGGGGATCATTATGTTCTTTGTTAAGTACACAGCAGATGGTGTTAATGATAAGTTAAAAGAACACCAGGTAGCAATTGATAAGATTAAAGACTCTTACATTAAAAAGGAAGACTTCAGAGAATTCAAGGAAGAATTATTCGTTCGCTTGGATGAAATGAAGTTAGATTTTCGTCAGGAAATTGAGAGGCTAAACCGATGACGTATAAGGGTAAGTGGCCAGGAACTTTTGCTGCAATATGTGATGTCTGTGGAAAACGTTTCCCTTCAGATAAACTCAGGGATAGGTGGGACGGACTAAAAGTTTGTAAAAATGATTGGGAAACCCGCCATCCACAAGATTTCATCAGGATCAGAGAAGAGGTAGTAGTACCACCATGGACTCGTCCTGAAAACTATACATATACGAATGTACCTTATCAACTATCAAACTTTAATTATGCACAATATTGTCCAATTATTCCAACTAGTATTGCTGGTATGACCACGGCAGGTTGTATGATAGCAGGTACTCCGAAACAGATTTTATAAGGAATAAGATGAGTGATACAACTTTCGTAGATGGAGTAACTCCAGTACCAGCCTCATGGCTAAATGATGTTAATGATTTTGTGTACACTAATGGGACTACAAAAACAACTCTATTCGGAACCAATGTATATTATCTGGGAATCTTAGATGACGGAAGTGATCAATCAACAGCTATCCAAGCTGCTATTGATTCTTTATCAGCTAGTGGTGGTGGTACATTATTTTTTCCAAGGAAAACAACTGGAGTATACGGTCTCGGTTCTACTGGTATTACTTTACGAAATAGAGTAACCTTAGAAGGGGAAGGGGCTCCATACATTGGGACATCTTCTACTAGTAATACAACCCCAGTAACATTTCAATGCTCTGGGGCAAGTGCAGTTAGATTCGGTGATGGTAGTACATTTGGAACTCAAGGTGGAGTACTAAGAAACCTAGGTATCTTTGGTAATGGAACAGGCACTAATGGTGTTGTATTCTATGGAACATCTGGTTCTGCTGCTACAGGTAATCTGATTGAAAATTGTCATATATCTAACTTCACTGGAAATGGAATTGAAGTAACACAGTATTCATTTGTAAATACAGTAAAGGATTCTAGTGTCTCTAAATGTGGTATTGGGGTTTATTTAAAACAAGAAGCAAATGATTGGACGCTAGATAATGTAAAGAATACTGCTAATACAGTAAACTTTACTATTGGTAGTGGCAGTGGTACATCTCAATCTGGAATTAGATTGTTAAATGTAAAGTCAGAAAATGCTGTAAATGAGGGTATTATAATTCAAAACCCAACCCGTAGTATTGATCTTATTGGAATATACTCTGAGGCTAATGGTAAAGAAGGCATAAAGTCTACGTCTACTACTGCTACTATATCTATTCTTGGTGGAGAATGCCATATTAATAATGCTCTCTACTCAAATATTAGTCTAAATGCGGGAACTATATTCCATATTGAAGGAGTAGCCTTCTCTGGTAGTTCTAAGTATGATATTGATCTAAATAGTGTTGGTAACTACTATGGTAGAATTGGTCCCTGTAGACACGGGGCTACTAATGCTTCCGGGCGGTTCGGATATAGTACGGTTGGTAGTGATACATTAGTAGAGATTACAGATACATATACTCCTGAGCATTACCAAATTTATGGTACATCTAAATCCTATGGAATTCTAAATGCAGCCTCATCTGGAGCTACTGGATCAAGACCAACATTAAATACCAGAAATCGTGGGTCCCTATACTTTGATACTACACTAAATGCAAATGGAAAGCCTATCTTTTGGACTGGCACTATTTGGGTAGATGCAACTGGTGCTTCTGTATAAGGAAAAATATGGCAGACTTAACTGGACTTGGAACAATAGCAGACCTAGCTGGAAAATTAATTGATCGTTGGTTTCCAAATCAAGCAGATAAAGATAAAGCAACTCTAGATCTTCTGAAGATGCAGCAAACAGGAGAGCTTACAGAATTAACAGAGAGAATGAAAGCTATCGTTACGGAAGCTAGTTCTTCTGACCCATGGACTTCTAGAGCAAGACCATCCTTCATGTATGTAATGTACACAATGATTCTGTTCTCTATCCCAATGGGTATTCTATCTGCTTTTAAACCAGATATGGCTATTGCAATTGCTACTGGTATGAAAGCTTGGCTAGCAGCTATCCCATCTGAATTCGTTCAACTATTTGGTGTAGGATATATTGGATATGCTGCTGCTCGTACAGTAGATAAGATTAAAGGAAAATAACGTGGCAACTTCAGGAATTACAACTTATACGAGAACAGTACAACAGGTAGTAGATGCCGCTTATCGTAAAACTGGTATTATGGCTAAAGGTCAAGCTGCTGACGGAACAGAACTAACAGAAGGTATTGAAGCTCTTAATCTTGTAATTGCTGAACTTCGTGGTGAGGGACTTAATCTTTGGAAACTCACCAATACCACATTAGCTATGGTAAATGGTCAAGCAGAGTATACTTTAACTCAACCTAATAAGTTAGCTAAATTATATCAAGCTTGGTTGCAGGATAACTCTAGTCAGTCAAAGACCCCATTAAATGTGGTTTCTATCTTTAACTATAACTTTTTCCCTCTAGGAAATAATGGAACTCCTGTTCAAATAGTTTATGAGCCTCAGCTAGCATCGGGTAAAATAACTCTATGGCCTGCACCCAATGCTACCGTAGTAAGTAATAAGACTTTACATATCGTTGGTGAATTAGAACTACAGGTAGCTACTGATGCTGCTCAAACCATTGACTTTCCAACAGAGTGGTATAATGCAGTAATATACTTCACTGGATTAGCACTAGCTGTGGAGAATAATGTTCCTTTACAAGATAGATCTAAACTAGCTGAAGAAGCTAAGATGCATCTCGAAATGGCTAAGGCTACAAATAACGAGAATGCTAGTTTATTCTTCCAACCTGTATTGAGTAGATAATGCCTTTCTCTAATTCTCCACAATACTCTACATATAAGACAGAAAGAGTTCCACTAGTTAAAGATGTCTTTTTAAGAAGTACTAATTCTTACGATGCTCTATATGAGAATTGTACAGTTGAAATACTTAAAAATAAAGATACTAAACAAATGGATATGGCAGTAGTAAAGAGACAGGGGACTACTACCAGCATTTCTGCTAGTTTAATTACAGCCTCCTTTAGAGGAATGTACTTTTGGCAAAAGAAGAATACTCTAATTTATGTCATTGGAAACACATTCTACTTCTGGGATGTTTCAACTAATATTAGCACTGCGACAAGTTCAGCAGCTTTAACTACCACTACCGGAGATGTTGGGTTTGAAGAATTCCTATACTCCGATGGACATGTTACTGTAGTGTGGTCAGATGGAACTAAACTAGGCGAGATATCTGATACCTTTGTGGTAACGACCTCGGCTGATGCTGACTTACCTTCCCCACACTTCCCACACCCAGTATTCTTAGACGGATATATTTTCATTGTTAAGACTGGAACACAAGATATATATAACTCTGATAATGATGCCCCATTAGCATGGACACCGTCAAATTATATTTCTGCTGAAATGTCCCCTGACTCATTACTCAGAATTGAAAGAATGAGTAACTATATCATTGCTTTAGGTACAGAGTCTGTAGAATACTTCTATGATGCAGCTAATGCTGCTGGATCTCCACTTGGTAGAAATGATACTTTCTATAAACAGATTAGATATCTAGGTGGATCTGTAAGATCTGGAAATAAAGTCTATATTATTGGTAAGTATGATAATGGCGCTCCTGATCTGTTTCTTATTGAGGACTCTAAAGTAACCCCAGTAGGTAGTCAACAAATTCAAAGATTCCTATCTAGAATTACTGATTTTACTACTCTTACTGCTTCTATTGTAACATATGATAGCAATACATTATATGTGTTCACAGTAGCTGGGAGTACATTTGCTTATAATATTGGAACTGATTTCTTTACTAATTGGAAGTATAAAGGAACCAGTACTTTTAATATTCAGTATTCTGATGTAGCTTATTCTACTTCTGAAATTAATACTTTTATGTATATTCCATCAGATAATGCAGTAGTTAAGTTCGCTTTAAATACCTTCACAGATTCTGGAACTTCTTATACGATGACTATAAGAACAGAACAACTAGACTTTGAAACATTACAGATGAAGTTTATGGGTAGACTTTCGCTATTCGTAGATAATAACAATGCTGCTACAATAAATCTACAATGGACAGATGATGATTATCAAACGTATAGTAATACATACTCTATTACTTTAAATCAAGAACTTCCAAGCATTCGTCGTTTAGGTGGCTTTAGAAAGCGTGCCTTTATATTTACAAATACAGATAATCAACCAATCCGTTTTAGAGGATTTGAAGTTGATCTAAACATGGGAAATTCATAATGGCCTCTATCCTTCCACCAACTCCACAAGGAGTTCCACCAGGACATGCCTTCTGGAATGTCTGGTATGAAAAGTTAAGAACCGTTATTAACAGTATTGCTACCTCTATTGCTTGGGTAAATCTGAACTTTGCTGGATCTAAAATAGAAGATATTGTATCTAGAGACCATAATAAATTAACTTCAATACAAGGTGGTACTACTGCTGAATATTACCACCTGACAAATGCAGAGCATACTGCTATCGGATCGTTACCATTAAACTCTATGGCAGGAGATCCAACTACATCAGATATACCTTCTGGATACTCTAAACTGTATAAGAATACATCCACTTCAACAATTAAACTATGGGTTAACGATAGCGGTACCCTAAAATCAGTAACCTTAACATAAAGGAAGTATATGGGATTCTTAAGTGATTTCGTAGACGGCGTAGGAGATTTTGTTGGTAATACAGTGGATGCTGTGGGAGATGCTGGTCAATGGATCGGTGATAAAGTCGGAAATGACTGGCAACAGACTTACAATAATTTAGATAATTATTGGAAAACTGGTGTTGATATGGTTGGGGATACTGGGCAAATGGTTGGGGATATTACTAGAAATGCTACATCAGATCCCCTAGACATTAATAGTTATACTGATCCTGCGCAGCGTAAACTAGACAATTTTAATGAACAAGGGGATGATATATTTGGTACTGGTGGATGGATAAAAGCCGGTGCTAATGTGGCTACTACAGGAAATCCATTTTATGGAGCTGGCTCTACTGGATATCAATTAGATGCTGCCGCCTCAGGTAGTGACTATAATAATGGTCGAACTAGTGGAATAGCCGATGCCGTTGGCCTATATAATTTAGGTAGTAATATTTCAAACTCAGTGTCTAATGGATCGTCATTACCAACAGATAGTAACACATACCAAGAAGCTTTACCAGGTGGTGGAAGTACTACAGTAACACCATCTGATTTTTATAGCGGTTCTAACTCATTATCTAATTTGGCAACAGTAACTCAAGGAGGCTCACAAATGGGCGATGTTTCAGTATACGGTGGTAATCCATCAGATACATTATATACACCAGATTTAGGTAATTATGGATCTAACCCATCACTACCAAATATGGATTATGATCAGTCCTATGGTGTTGGTAATTCACCATATGTTACAGGTAGTGCTCCTCCTGGCTATATGGATCAAGCACGAGATTTTCTAAATAGTACCCCAGGTAAGGTAGTTAGGGCTGGGGCTTCTATTGTTAATCCAACACTAGGTAGTGTACTAAATGGAACAACTACTGGACTTAATGGTGATATGGGTAGAGCTGCTTTTGATACCCTTGGATCTATTTATATGAATAATAGAGCAGCTAAAGCTAATAGACAGTATCAAGATCAGATGAATAATATGATGGGTAGCATGTCTAATCTATATTCACAGAATAGCCCATATGCTCAACAACTACGACAAGAATTAGAGCGTAAGGATGCTGCTTCTGGACGTAGATCACAGTATGGAGGTAGGGAAACTCAACTACAAGCTATGCTCGCAGAGAAGCAAGCCGGACTAGCTCCAATGCAGAATATCCTAACATCACAAGCTATGCAGGGTTCTATTGCACAACAACAAGCTGCTAGAAACCGTCAGATCGCTGATCTTAAGAGTATCTTTATGCCACAAAAACCAGGTGGACAAAGTCAAGGTTCTGGCGCCGGTATTCTTCAAGGTGGATGGGATAAAGTAAAGGAACTGTGGGGTAGTTTCTAATGCCAGCACAATATCCAAATGATCTAAACTCTATTTATGGTGGTGGAAGTATTGCTGCAATTAATGGGACATTACAGCAACAGGCTAACGCAGAAGAACAAGATAGACTAGATCAGCAAAGACAAACTCTTGCTAATCAGTTTACTGAGCAAGCCAATCCCATAAAACTCCAACAAGAACAAGCTAATCTGGAGCAAACCCTTGCACAGAATCCAGGGGTTGCCGCTGAGTCTAGAAAAAAGATAGTAGAAGCTGGCACGGCAGAAGCTACTCAACCTTCTGATATCAAAGCTAAATTATCTAAGAACTTAGCTAGTATGTCAGATGATAAGGTAAAGCAACTAGGTAATATGGGCCAATCTATGGTTCATATGGCTGATCTAGTTGATGCTGGACAACAAGTACCTCTAGATATTCAACAGAGTCTACCTCCAGATATTATGCAGGCTCTATCTACTCCTGAAGGTCGTCAAAAACTGCGTCAACGTGGCACTCAAATGGCCCTAGATACAGCAGATCACCTACGAACTAAACAACTAGAACAGATGAAGTTAGATGTAACTCAGTCTGAAGGTGCTGCAAATCGTAAGAATGCATGGGATATTGCTAATCTACGATTTAGTACTATGCTAGAACTAGCCTCTAAAAAGGCTGATAAAGCAGTCAATGATAAAGACTTTAAAGCAGCTAGTATTCACTGGGATAATATTGCTGATCAACTTGAACAACAAGGAGATCCTAAGGCAAGTGCTGCTCGTGAAAGAGCTGCTTATTATGCTAAACTAGCTACAACTGCACCAGTAAATCAGTCTGGTATTGATGTTTCTGCTGCTGCCAATAACAACACTATTCAAGCACCACCATCACCTGCAACTGGAGCCCCATCAGTGGGAGCACCTCTAGCTAAACCAGCAGAAGTACAGCTACCCGGTGGGATTACCGTAAGGGTAAAAAACAGTCATCCATAAGGAAACTTAATGCCTACATATGAATTTTCTATGCCTGATGGTCAATCATTTGAAATTGATTCTCCATCTGAACTAAATCAAGAACAACTATCGTATGTGGCATCAAACCACAAACAGTTTCTTGCTGCTAAACAATCCGTTAAAAGTACAAGTTTACTACAAGATGTAGCCCTTGGGGGGGCTGGTGTTCTAAATACACTTGATACTATTGGTAATCTTGCCATTCGGGCCCCAGTACAAGCAGCTATTCAAGGGGATCAAGTTCTTCCAGGAATTCAAGATTCTTTAAATGCTCGGATTAAAGCTCGTATAGAAGGTATTAACCCGGAGAATCTAGAACAGGGTATTGGTGGTAAGGTAGTTTCTGCTCTACCACAATTCTTTACAGCACCATTATCTCCAGCAGAAACAGCTAAACAGTTTAAAGAGGCTGGTGAATCAAATACTAGGGCTCGTCTTGCCGGAGGAGTGGACGCAGTTGGTAATGCTATTGGACTGATACTTCCAGGTGTTGGTAAAACTATTGGAACAAAGGTTATTGGTGGAGTAGTAACTAACACTGCTCAAGAATATGCTGTTAAAAAAATACAACAGCAAATTGCCACAAATAGCGATCTACAGAAGAGTTTAGAACCAACTATGGATACCCTTATTCCCGCTGCTATCATTGGGGGTGGTTTTGGGATCCTTCATAAACAACCAAGTACTCGGGAGACATATAACACTGATAAACTTACTGCACTAGATCAAATTGCTCCAAAAACAGAAGATCAAGTAATACCTGGAAAGGCCGCTGGTGAAGTTGCTGCCCCTATAGATACTCAGTACCTTGCAGAGCGCAGGGCACAGGATCGGCAACAACAGATACTAGATCAACAGAGACATCAAGCAGAGGCAGAAGCACGAGGTATTAACTCTGATTCATTTGAGTCTACAAGAAAGACCCGTGAAGAGCAATCAAAAGCACTTCAAGAAGAAGTCGCGTCTAAACAGGTAGAAGAAACCCGTACTCAAGCCCTGATTAAATCTGCGGAACAAGAAGCCCATCAACGAGCACTAAAAGAACAAGCTGATAGAGAGGCTTTATCTACAGGTGAGAATACTCCTGGTAGTGGACCTACTGTAAACCGTAAACCAGTTCCTAATCCTGAAGGACCATTTGGATCCTTAGGGAGTACTGCTGGTATAGAAGGTGAACCCCAGGGAATCCCACGTAGTCTATCTACTGGGGAAAATGCTGTAGGTAAAGGTTCTACTGTGGAATCAAAGTCCCCAGCTCCTGGGAATTCCTCATTTGAATCGAATTCAAATAAGTTTGATGAAGTTATCCAACGTCAAAAGGATCTAGAATCTCTCGTAAGTAATTTAGACCAAGCTCAGAGGAAATCTACTCAACAGCAATCTGCACTGATGCGTGGTAGCTCTCCCACTATTAGAGTGCCTAGAAACCAACGTGGTGCGATTAATATTGATGAGATAGCTAAGGCCTTCGGTGCATCATTTAAACGCGTCCAAGAGGCTTTTAATGGCATTCCTGGGCATGAGACAACTGGTAAGGATATGCTTGTTACATATCCCGATGCAGTGGAATATCTAGCCAAGGTTAAAGCAGGACTATCATCAATCGGGGATCGATGGGCTAAGTGGGAAAGCTTCCGTTCTGGAAGTTCAATGAAGTATATTGAAACGCAGCATCCAGTTATTAAGGCTGCTGCTGACTATATGCAAGCTGCTTCACAAAGAGCAGATCATGCTATTACACACATTGTAAAGCCTATTGAGCATCAATTACAGAAGCTTGGTTGGAATAACAAGAAGGAATTCGTAGAACTAGCTCAGTTGATGAAGAAGGAAATGTTTGAACGTAGAACATTTACAGAAGATCAATTAAGACAAGCTGGATTCTCTGATAAACAGATCAGTACATATACTGCCTTACGTGATGCCTATGATAAAGCATGGAGAGCACAAGAAGAGGCTTTAAAATCGAATGGGTTTAAACCTGGTAAGGATGGAAATGTACTATCGAAAGCAGAGTATTATCTTTCTTCTCGCTGGACTGGTGATTGGAGAAGTGATGTATATGACAAAGATGGTAGACTTATGTGGGTGGTTAAAGACCACACTCAAAAAGGTGTTGAACAAGCACTAGACCACCTTGCTTCACAAGGAATTGAATTTGATAGAGCAAAGTCAAAAGCTGAGTTCTCTCGTGGTAATAGCAGGACTCCACAAGATATTCCTGCTGCCTTTGCATCAATGATCCAGCATCTAGGGGAAACTCATCCACTATCTGACAAGATCAGAGAAGTAATGAATGCCAAGATGATGGGAGAGGCTCAGAATACACTAGCTCAATCCAAGCACTTTAAGAACAAGGCTAACATTCGTGGTTTCGTTGGGGATCGTCCTTGGATGGACCCATACCATGATGCTAGAGATATGTTCCATGAACAGCTTAACTACCTGAAGAATTCATTCCAATGGTCTGAATATAATAAGGCTGCTGATCAAGTAAAGCAGATCATCAATGATCCTGAGGTAGTTGCACAAGCCCATAAAGCTTCCCAACAAGCTACTCATATCATTGATCATTATCTTGGATCACACCAAAGAATGTTCCAGAACTTAGAGAATAATCTAGCTTTATGGACTGGTCATTCTGTACAGGATGTTCGTAATGGAATGGGATTAGCTCGTACTGCCTGGATTCTACAGAAGATGGGTACCAACCTTGGTGCTGTCGCTCAGAACGTTGTACAGATGGTTAATACCCTACCATGGCATCGTGACATGACTCTAAATGGTCTAGAACATAATGCTACCAAGACATTGATCAAATCGATTAATGATACGATTGGTGGTATGGCTGCACACTATGGGAACGCTATTGGAGCTAGATCACCTGCTCATGCTCTTATGACTAACCTTGGTAGAGATGCTCTTAAGTATGCAGAGTCCAATGGAATTCTAAATCTATCCTCATTTGACGAACATACCAATGTTAACTCTGGTAGAGCACAAGTAGCACTACAACGTACTCTAGGTGCTCCTATTCAGATTGCTGACAAGTTTAGTAAGTTTGCAGCTTTCATGAGCTTTGCACACCATATTGAACAGGCTCATCCTGGTATGCCTAGAATGGAAGTACTAAGAGAAGCACAGCATTATATGAATGCTTCCATGGTTGATCCTAGAATGCAGGAACGTCCGTTCATAGTACAGGATACAGGATTAATTGGTACCGCAGGTTCTACCCTACAAGGGTACACCATGAACTACCTAAACCAAGCGCATTACTTTGCTAACAAGGCTTTAAAAGAAGGTAAGTTTACTCCTCTTATACTATTCCTTGGTATTAGTGGTGGTATGGCAGGGTTAGCTGGTATGACTGGATTGAATTATGCAATATCTGGATATGATGCCCTCCGTAATGCGGTAGCTAAACATAATCCAGAATGGTATGATAATTGGCCAGATATCGAACGTAAACTTTTAGTAGACGTTGGTGAAGGGATTGGTAAGAATGTAGATAATCCTATGCTCAAATCATTCCTAGATAAAACAGGGGAAGCCATCAAATATGGGATTACATCTGTTATAACTGGTGCTGATCTTAGCAAGAAGTTTGAGACCTCAGTATCTGCTCCAATTTGGGGACCATTAAAAGATGTATACGATCAAGGTAGTGCTATACTTGGTGGACTATCTCAAGGGGATTCTAAAGGCCTAGCTCAAGCTGCTTATGCAGTAGCTCCATCAGGAGTAGCTCAGGGATTGATTGACGTTGACTCTGGGGCATTCCAGGATAAGCGTAGCGGAAAGTATGCCCCACCTACCAGTGGTGATTTCAGTAAAGGTTACTTCCGTTCTGATACTGATAAGCTAATGCGGAGACTAGGGATTACTTCTATTCCAGAATCCAGACAGAAAGAGATCATATACCAACAAGCTAAAGCACAAGCTAACGACAAGTTAGTTAACAATGGACTAGCTGAGAAGTATGTAAGATCTCTGATGGAAGGTGATGGTGAGAAGGGTAAGAATGCCTATGTAGCTAATCTAGCTAAGAGAGCACCTGACCAAACTCAACAGCTTATTCAAGCTTCTATGCAGAAGTATATCATTGACCATAATCTAGATGCTAGTGCAATCAATGTGATGAAAGCAAAGCATCTGCAAGCCATGCAGAACTGGCAGAAATACTATGGGGTGAAGAATGCAGCTCAGTGATAATGGATTGAAACTGATCCAGGATTCAGAGGGATTCAGAGCCAAGGCGTACCAGGACACTGGTGGTGTTTGGACTATTGGATTCGGATCTACCAGGATATTTGGAAGACCAGTAAGAAGTGGGGATGTGGTTAGTAATGAGCAGGCGGTAAACCAACTTCGTGCAGACGTTGCATCTGCTGAATTAAGTGTTGGTCGGCTCGTGAAGGTTCCGTTAACACAGAACCAATTTGATTCGCTTGTAGACTTTGTTTATAATCTTGGTGAGGGTCAATTTACTAAATCAACCCTCCTCAAGAAACTTAATCTAAAGGATTATGTTGGTGCTTCTGGTGAATTCCAGAAGTGGGTGTTTGATAATGGTAAAGTTCAACCAGGCTTAGTCAGCCGACGCGCCAGGGAGACCAGTCTTTTCCTTGCTTGATTTAGGGGCCTTCGTGGCCCCTTTTTCATTTGCGGAAAAGATTTTGTAACCATTACCAGTATTGGGATCAAACTTGGCAGCAATCTTTACAGCTTCTAGTGGTGACTTACCAGCTTGCATAGCTCCTGCTGCATACTGTGATCCACTACCGATAGAGTAGTGTGGTTCAGTAATCTCAATCCAATTAGCTGGATTGGTAAATGTGAACATCTTCTTGTCATGTGTTAGTACTACAAATTCTGCTCCACCACCCTTAGGGGGGCGGCCGACGGGATCAACAAGCCAACCGAGACCAGCTTGACCAGCGGTGACGCTGCCAGCAAAGCCCACATAAAAAGGCTTGGGATACACAGCAGGATTAAATATTTGATGCACTTTAGTAGTGCCTTTGAATTTGTAACCAGATGGATGAGTGAATTGTAAATCACAGGCAATCTCATTTTTATTTAGTGCAATAGTAGTCATTGTTATTATTTAATTTATTATAAAACTTGTTAGCAATATCGATAGCATCCTGTTTTTCTTCAAACAGGCCAAAGTAATGTTGAACTCCTTTAGATCGACAAATTACCTGCCATTTATTACATTGTTTATTCCATACAACACCACGATGTCCTGAGGTGTTATTCTTAAACATTGGTCTATTCCGACAATTAATTATAGCAGGTACATCACGAAGATTCTCCCATCTATTATCAGATTTATTATTATTTATATGATCTATCTGATACTTAGGCCAACTACCAGTCATATAGAAGAATGCCAACCGATGCTCTCTAAATAGTTGGCCAAGTATCGTAATATACCGGTATCCTTTTGTTTTGTGTAGAGTCCCTAGCCTAGCTCCAACTGGCTGATTAGAATATTTATTTCCTGGTTTAGATGTAAATATTCCTATAGCTGGATCGTAGTTAACTAATTCTAGTAGTTCTTTATGTGTCATAGACTACCTAATGGGACATGCGCCAGAAGCGCAATCATCTTCAATCTCTGCATCAATGTCATTAGCTTTATCTAGCTCAATAGGTTGGATATATGAAACATAGACATCATATACTTCCCTGGTAACTACCTCTTGTGGGAGATACAAGTACCCAAGATCTTTAGCAGTCTTGGTTGGATCTGCTCTGAACAAGAAGGATACACCAACATAATTATCCCAGTTTTCTAGCAACCAGTCAATAATAGCAGGTACCTCATCTACAGAGTAGCTAATAGTAGCAGACACATTCTGTTGACACCAGTTAGTCATCAACATCTTATATCGTTCCAACTGAATGTGTCTGCTACTATTAGCTACTCTGTAGAT